GAACGCTATTATGTATTTCTCCGCGACAGAACATGGTTTCCATTCAATGTGTTCTTGCACAAGTTTCTTAAGTCAGACCCCGATGATGTGCATGATCATCCATGGCCTTATGCTACTTTAATCCTCAAAGGTGGATACTGGGAGTGGGTGCCTGTATTTGACAGTATTGGTAGAAAAGTAGATGAAGTCAAACATTGGCGTGGCGCAGGCCACTTCAGAACTTGCAGTGCCACCAGTTATCATAGAATTGAACTAGACCCCACGGTTGAATGCTGGACTCTTTTTATGCCGGGCCCGCAAAAGCGTGAGTGGGGCTTCCTAGTTAAGAACAAATGGATTCACAACGAGCAGTATCTAGCAGAACGTAAACGTACATGACGGACTTTATAGTAGAAGATCGACCATATACTACTAGACCAAATTTTAAGCGGCTTTCTGGGCCGCTTTTTAATTCAGATCCAAGTAAACAGTATATTGAACAAAAACTTGTAGAGGTTACCTCTATCCCTGGCCTGGCATTTCAAGATGCCAGTGCAGAACAGGCAGTGAAAGAAACGGCGGCAAAATTGGGCATAGATGCCGTGGACATTTTTGAGCTTGGTCCTAAACTGGAAGAAGACGTTGTGGTCATGCACCATGGCCGCTTGGCCGCAGCCTTTGTTGCCTTTCCCAGTGGTTGGGCACCACATGAAAAGGCCATGAAAACTCTCATGGAAATACATGAGCCAGTGGCAGACAATGCAGAGTTAATGGCTGCAAGTAATCGTATTTCGGAAATGATGTCTAATGGTCAAGGACCCTGGCATAGATATGTCTGGACCATAACGGCCAATCCAAATTTAAGCAATCATCCAAACTATAAGGCACCGATTCCAGAATCAATTGATGACTTATATTTTCGATACGAACACCAAACTTTTGATACTGTCAAAATCGGTGAAACTAGTGTGTTTTTGATAAAGACTGTTGTGTTGCCACTACGCGAGTATGTTGACACAGAAGAAAAAATGCGTATAATAAAGAACAGTATCGCATCAATGTCAGAAAATGTTTTGACATATAAGAATCTACATAGAATAAAAGAATTGTTATGTCAATAATGGGATCAATGGCAACAGTAAACAAAGACATGGTAGCAGCCAAAGAATTTGTGGCCAAATATAATATTCAAAACATTGAAGTAAAAACAAAAAAGGTCGCTGAAGTTGCTCCGTATACTGCATATAATTTAAAGTATGACATATACAAGTACGAAGATTATATGACATACAACCTCATAAATATGTACAGCATGGATGTTCCTGAAAGTAGTTTTTTCGATATAATTCAAAGAATACACGAATTAGATGAGTTGATGACAGATCCCGAAAGCGCCAAACTCATTATGGAAGCAAGATTTATCTATAGGCTAAAACATGGCTCAGCGTAGTAATTATTGGAGTTGCAGTGAATTCGCCGATTGGTTGCGAGGCACACCAAAAGGTGGTGCCAAGACCAGCGACGACTGGGACAGCTGGCGCATAGAAGCCAGCACAAAGTATCCTATTCGTTATTGGATTGCCGAGGAAGCACTAGATGCAGTACAAAATTTTATTTGGTGGCCCGTAGACAAACTATATGACATCAAATATTATATTAACAATCGTTGGGTAAGTCGCACTCATAGTCTTACTGCCCATCCCCGGGATATTAAGCCTGGTCAGTGGTGTGACGTAGGGAACCGCTTTTTGCCTTGCCTATTCAATGAGCTTGTTGATTTCGTTGAAGTGGAGCTAGCCTGGTGGCATCTTGCCTGGAACAGAGAAGATAGAGCCAAGTACAACATGCCTTGGTGGGCGGTGGGCTGGTGGCGTGTACGTCTATGGCGTTGTGTACAAGCCGGTCTGGACAATCTCAAGTGGCAAAGTGAACTAGTTTGGCAGGAAGATGAATGTGCTCCTGGTAGCAAAAATGTTGGCAAACCTACGCCACAAGCAGAGAAAGCTATTGAAATCCTAGCACTGTACAAGTGGTGGACTGAAGTTTACCGCAATCGTCCTGACCCGTATGAAGCAAGTGGGTGGAGTACTTACTGTGATCTAAAGCGTAAGATTGCTGAGGAGAACGGTGCAGGGGAAATGAGTTTGTTTTCTAGCAAGGGAGAAACCAAAGAACTTCGTAAAATGTCAGATCTGGCTCTTAAGAAACTTCGCAAGATTGAAGCCGATTACGAAAAAGAAGACGAACAAATGATGATTCGTTTGATCAAAGTCAGAAATAGTCTTTGGACTTGATGTAAACGCATTTAGTGCCTAAGGCGTTAAATATATACGAAGGAGACGGCTATGAAAAAATTAATTGCCCTCATTTTAACAGCGGCGGCCATTACGCCTGCTTTTGCTCAACATCATGGATATGGTCCACACGGCCATAGGCATTACAGACATTGGCATCCTGGCTATGGTTGGGTAGCGCCTATGGTGATTGGCGGTGTAGTAACATATGCTATTACTAGACCGCAAGTTATTGTAGATCAGCCTCCAGTTGTAGTACAACCTGCTCCTGTACCTGCACCTGTTGTCGTACAACCAGATACATATGCTACCGGTTGCAGTGCATGGCGAGAAATTCAACAACCAGATGGTACAATTGTACGTGAACGCACATGCTATCAGCGTTGAGTAATATTTCACTTGCAGCCTTAATTTTAGGTCTGCATGGTTATTGGGTTTACAAAGTTGTGACCTATGATTGGACAAAGTTTGAAGAAGATTCAAAAGATGACGATTTTTTAAAACCCTATGACAATTAAACGACTTACAATTATTCCTCTGGCATTAATGGGTTTATATATAGGATATAAATTGGCATTAGAAATTTGGTGCACTGTCTACGGACTTGTGCACTAATAGTTATTGCTGTATGAAGTGAAGTGAAACAGGTCTTGGACGGGAGTTCGATTCTCCCCACCTCCACCAAAAGCATCTCTGTAGTAAGTGTATAAACACTTTGAACAAGATTGTGGACGCACATGATTCGGCTCAGAATGCTTTTGATGGGGGTGACTGGTTTCGACAGGGCAAAGAGTAACAGAGTGGACAGCACGTCAGGCGATCGACGTAAATGAAGCAAAATTAATACTCGCAAACGACGAAGTATTCGCACTTGCCGCTTGAGGCATGCTGAGGTAGGAAATACCAATAAACAGAAACAACCAAAAGACCACCTCGGTGGTCTTTTTCATTAAAACACTACATTAATGTTAGAAAAAATGTATTAAATATTACTTTAGGCGAAAGCCTATCAACCAAAGGAAAACAATTATGAAAAAATTCGCAATTGCAACCGTACTAGCACTAGTGTCTGGTTTTGCCAGTGCTCAGTCTGTTGAAGTTTATGGTAGAATGAGAATGTATCAAGAAACTGATAAAGTTGGTACAGCAGACAGCGTTTCTCGTATTACCAATGACAGAAGCAGATTTGGTGTTAGGGGTTCAGAAAATCTAGGCGGCGGCCTTGTTGCAAGATTTAACGTTGAAACAAACGTTATTATCGACGCACCAGCGGCAACCAGTCTGGGCGACAGGGAGTCACTAGTTGGTTTGGCAAACAAATTTGTTAGCTTAGACCTCGGCCGCGCCAAGCACACTGTGGCCAGACTAAACGACAAATATGATGTAATGGGTGGTTTTGTTTTCGGCAGCAGTACAGATGTTATACATCAATTGCATGACAGCCGTGTAAGTAACACAGCATTCATTGGCGCTACACCAGTAAAAGGTCTAGCACTTGCATTCAACCACACATTTAGTGAAACTGCTGGTGTAAAAAACGTACAATCCTGGGGTGCAGACTATACACTTGGTGCAGGTAGCGTCGGTGTTGCACAGTTCACCAATGATGCAATCAATTCTAAGTCTACCCACTATGGCGCTAGATATCAGATTGTAAAAGGAACAACTTTGCATGCTATGTATAGTGATGACAAAGTAAGAGGCGTTGACTCTACCGGTAAGAGTTTTGGTGTACGCCAGCAACTAGGAAACAATCTAGTTGGTCTTGCTTCCTATTCTGAGAAAACAGGTGCACTAGCATCTAATCAGGTAAAAGCATATAACCTGGGTTTAACTTACTCACTCTCCAAGAGAACATTCTTGCATGCAAGATATCGCATGGATGATTCCGTTGTTGCAGCGAACGATCGTAAGCAATTAGGTTTTGGTGTTGAACATAATTTTTAATTAAATTATGATACCAAACAAAAGGCCACTAGTGGCCTTTTTCATTGGTCAGCTATATCAAATATCCAGCGTTCAAATACATCGCTTTTTACGTATTCAAAAGGCATCCAGGCATAGCCGTTCATACCCCAGCCGGTTCCAAAACTATTTTTTACTAAAAAGTGTTGTTCAGCCAAAGAATAACCAACAACTATTAATGCATGTGTACCAAGTGAAGACGCAGGATATTCTGGTACCTTTATTATGCTATTGTTAGGCGTTAAATCTAGAAAGTCTTGATAGATATTCATGCCTAATACTATGGGCTTGTTCATTGCCAGGGCCTCTAGCATGTCCGTTATTGTGCTAAGTGATTCATACTGTTTTATTTGTCTTTTAACGCCGTCTGCATAGGCTTCTGGACTGGGCTTATCATCAAACTTTTCTGGAATATAGGGCCATATGTCTTCACGACATATACCGTATAATTTTAGTGCCTTTAGTGCGTGCCTTAGATGTAATACTCCGGCATCTTCCATGATGCTATTTTCCATCTCTCTGCTGTTGTAATAGATAAAAAGCCTACTTAGATTCACATAATGCGCAGGATCCAGATTTCTTTGCATGAGTTCGTAGGCATTTGCAAATGCATTGCCCACACAACTTCCTAGATCCCCTTGATCTTCTATTGGAGAATCCCATTCTCTAAGATCCACAGTTCTTCTGAGTCCTACTCCATTGGACTTATACAAACTGTCTCTGATATCAAATGGACTCTTTTTTAACTTCAACCTCTTCGACATCATCTATAGGCACTTCCGTAACTTTTTTTGTTATTTGCTCGACACGGTCAGGATCTGTTTCTATTGGCTCCATGGGAAACACAGGAACCACCGGCCTTGCTTGTTCCATGGCCGGTGGTAATTCTGGTGGCGCCACGGGCACCTTAGATTCTTCAGCAGGAGACTCAACGGTATTATTTCTAGAGTCTAAAAATTTCTTTAGGGCTCTAGCCATATCAACTACTTCAGATTCTGCAGGGAACAGTGGTGTATTGGGATAGGGGACAAATGATCCCCCTTCCCGCCAAATTTTATTAGATTCTTCCAGCCACCTGTCGTGCATTTGTTGCCTACGTTCTTGATATTCAAAATTTAAAATGACTCTTGCTATACGCAGTAATTCTAAACTATCCTTCACAGGTTGAATCTCCATGGGTTTTCTACAATCACACCTTTTGATAGTACATCAGCGAATCCCGCCATGCCAGTAGGTAGACCTGAAACAAGTATGTTATACGTTACTTTAGCGGCAGATTGATCGGTATCCCAATCCTTGGTTTTACGTGCATCTATTTGCCTTATTACGCTGTTGACAAAACTAACCATTATGTCCTTGACGCCTTCGGCTGGCCAGGTGTTTGCTGCTGGAAATGCATTTAGACTTGAGAGTGCAGTACTGAATTGTCCCGCTGTGGCCATGAATTGATCCATGGCGCCGGCACTGTCTGTACCTGCAATACGAGCATCTAATGCTGGTATAGCAGCACTATGTAATGATACAAAGGAATTTGCAAATGCTGTTACGTTTTCTGGTCTATACCATGTGGTCACTACTGTTCCAATGGTTCTTGCATGAAGTTCTAGCAATCCTTTAATAGTTTCAGCGTCTTCGTGCTTGCTTGATTTACTAACAATATAATCTCTTAGTAAATTATTATATCTAGTAAAGAAGTCTCTAGAGCCCATTCTTATCGCTACTCCAACTTCTGTATTTTCTGGATCCACTGTAGAAAATACATTGGCTGCTTTAAGATTTTTGCCAGCCTTCATTCCTTTTTTGTATTTCATTGCCTTTTTCATTTGCATTGCATCATATGATCCGTTATCTGGATACCACTCTGTGGCACCATTTATACCATCTGTGTAGTCTACTAACGCATCATCTGGTACTTCTTTGAAATATTCTTTAACTACTGTGACTTTCTTATACATTTAAAATCTCCTTATTACATGATCCACCAATTGCCTGCTCTGTAGACAACTTGTACACTTTGAAATGGTACATTGATAATATAGCTTGTGGCTTTATCAATCTTTGCTCCTGCCTGAGGTTGAATGGTAATTTTACCACTACCCTGGCCGTATTCATCTTTGATAGTGTAGACTCGACCGTCAACACCTGCAGGCAGTGTAATAGTAACAGCGGTGGCTGAACTAACGCCAATATATTCGTCTGTCAGCGTTGCTGTATAGTTGCTGGTAACACCAATGACATTGATTAAGTCAGCACCAAAACTGCTGATCGTGATGTTACCGGTTGAACCACTTAGGCTAATACCGGACCCCGCCGTTACACTCAAAACTCCAGTATTGGCAATGGTCACTGGACCCGTAGCAGAACTAACACTGATACCTGCACCTGCTGCTGTACTTAAAACACCTGTGTTATTAACAGTAAATGATGCACTAGGCCCCGTAGTGGTCGCACCCGTTACACTAATACCCGTGCCTGCTGTAGGCGTTAATGCGGTTATAACTCTTTTGCTATTATCGTATAACTCATTACCAGATACAGTATCAAACACAACGTCTGCTGTGGTACTGACATTTTGTGGTAGACTAATTACGCCGTCTAGAACATCGACGTAGCTACCAATTTTAACTACCCCATATTCTGTCGTGGACGTTGGCTGACTTAGGTAAGACATATCGTATCCTTAAATAATGTGCCAGGCGGCACCTCTATAAATTAAATGTACACTTTCATAAGGTACAGATAGAACACACGTTGGATCATCATCAATCAATGAACCATCCAGCGTATTAATGGTAACTTTTCTATTGCCAATGGGCGGCCCCATTTCTGCTTTGACAACTATTTGATGACCGTCTGATATATCCACGGGAAGTGAAACAGTAACCGGTCCAATACTATGAACACCAATATAGCAATCATCACTCTCACATTCATAGTCTTCTCCCACTAGTATTGTGTTACAGCCTCCACTAAAACTGCTAACACTGATAACACCTTCTGGTGTTACATCAATCCCGTCGCCAATTTTGACCACACCAAGTTGTGTTTTGCTGGCTATTTCTGCATCGAGTTCTACAGGAATAATACCAGCAGGTGCCACAGGCGTAGGCAGAGGATTTTGCCTCAATGCCGTTCCTGCTAACACTACATTAGGCGGTCTGTTGTATGCCATTTTAAATCAGTATCCACTGCCCGCCATCAAAAACTAAGGTCAATGAACCAAAGGGTGCATTAATTGTAGCAGATGCCGCACCATCGATTGTGTCAGCACCGCTGGGGTTAATTGTAATAGGTGTCGCCGGAGCAGCCAAGCCTAGACCATCTTTAATAGTAAACACTTGACCTAAAACACCTGCTGGCAAGTTTGCGGTTACTGCAATTGGGCCAGGTACTTGTACACTGATAACCTCGTCAGTTGTCGCACTAATCGCCACAGGAGTAGCCACGGCAATTCTAACTGCTAATGGAGAAATACCACTAGAACTAATAGTAATAGTATTGGCACCTGTGCCCGTTGTTGGCGTAATGGTAATACCTGCTCCTGCTAGTATCGAAGTTGGATTATTTGTATATGACATAGTTGTCTTTCTTTTATACTTGTAATAGTGTAACTCTGACACTAGGACTTGCAGGTCTTACGGGACCCACTTGTGCTGGTAAGGCCAGCAATTCTGCGTTGGCACTGGCACTATGCCAGGCCAATTCTAAATAATCTCCGGCTGTCATAGTCAGCGTGTAATTGGCACCTGCTACTATGGCAGCATTATTGTTGGTAATGGTAAAGTTGCTGTTGCTGTCGGCGACATCTAGACCATTTCGTCTTAACCATATATCCATGTTGGCTGCGGCGCCGCCGGCAGTTTTATCAAATTGTATGGTATAGTTTAATGTATAGTTTCCTGTTTTACTAACTGTAAACCGTGTGCCGCCTACCAATGTAACACCTTGACTCAGTGTAGTGTTGGTACAACTGACAATATTGGTTAGTAATAAATTTGTCTGCGTTAGTGTACTATAAAAATAACCAACGTCATGAATACCCGGACTGGGTTCTACAGACACAATGCCGTCAACAACACTGAGGCCGGACCCTGCTCTCATGACTCCCCAGTCACCGGTACTAGCAAACGGTTCCTTGAAGCCCATTATGCAATGCTCCATTCAGTGCCGTTGAATATGAATGTTAGACTCCCATAGGGAGTATTAATTGTAGATGTGGCTCCATCTACGTTTTGTAAATTGCCTTGTACAATAATAGGATTAGCCACAGAGGCATTGCCACTGCAATCTTTAACAATATAAACAGTACCTAATATACCTGTAGGCAATGTAATCACAACTTGACCAGCGTGATCAACACAGAGGAAATAGTCATCCGCTGTGGGTGTAAATTCTGATGTTGTTACTTCTGTAACGGGTACCAACCCGGGGGTGCCGGGTGGACCAGGGGGACCCGGCGGGCCTGGTGGGCCTGGGGGTCCGGGGGTGGTTGTTGTATAATTTACGATGTCAAATTCTGGGCTAGGACAGCCAAGCGGAATAATGGGCACCGGGGGTAGTGGTGCCCACATTCCGATGGGTCTTAGCGTCTGTGTCTGTGATAATTTGGCCATCGCATTAGAGAAAGATTATCTAATGTTTGTGTTTGTGTTGGTTGGGCTGGCAGTTAGCGTACCGCTTCCAACATTTATAGCCTCGTTGTTTGCTCTAATTGATTGCCCCAACCCCCATAGCATATTGTATAGCTGGCCATACTGTGCTTGTTGTTGAGTTTGTTGTTGCATCTGGTTGATGTTATTTGTTGTATTAACTTCAATACCGCGGGCACGCTCGGCACCATCGAAACGAGTTTCAAGAGCAATAACTCGAGCATTTGCATCAGTTATTTGACGATTTAACATCGCTTCGTATTGTGCTGTGATCAATGCACGAGTCTTGTCACCATCATTGGATATTGCTGTCTGGGTGTCATTAGCAGTTTGCATTACCTGAGTGTTGACCTGATTCAACTGCTGCATTAATGCAACGGCATTTCCGTTAACAGCATCTTTTACACCTTCAACACGAGCGGCCAAAGAAGCTGTTGTGTTGTTGAACTGGCTTGTGATACCAATAGTTTGGTTCGCCTGGCTTGCCTCCATGGCGGCTGTGCTTACTGCAACTGCTTTATCAACTGCGCCAATAGATTGCATCAAACTCATGTTTGCCTGTGCTTGTGGGTCAAATGGAACATTGTTTCTGTTATTCCCAAATAATCCACCACCGTTACCGTTGTTTAGTAGGGCACCTAGAATGATACCACCGATGAAACCACCGCCTGCACCTAGACCACCTGCACCTGATAGGAAGTCACCGCCTCCTGTTGTTGTACTCACATCCATGTAGAATACTCCTAATATTAGTTTCGAGAATTCATAATCTCTAAACTACTTACAGGGTATTCTACTTCAAAAAGGTAGCGGGTGGTTTATACTATACTTCAGCGGAGGAGTTTGTTGCCTGTTTGGAAAATATGGCCAGCTGAGTTCTATTGCGAACGCCATATTTTTTTAGTATAGCACCAATGTGTAGTTTAACCGTGCTCTCACTGATATTGAGCATTCTAGCAATAATCTTATTGCTAGCACCTCTGGTATTAATAATGTTTAGTATCTGCGCCTGCCTTGGCGTCAGTCTAATATCAGAATCTGATGTTGCCTTTTTCTTACTGGCCTGCACCCTCTTCTTGATCAGTGGTGACACTCTGTCAGCTTTGCCCTCTAGTATGGCTTTGAATTCATCTGCCACAACATCATGGCCATAGGTTTTAGAGCAGCCTGCCATGATAAAGTCTATATCATTAAATGATATAGCTTCTTTTATTCTTTCTAGGCTAGTGTCGTCTCTGGCCAGGCCCACGATCTTTGTGGTACGTTTTGCAGTTTTGCCACTGCTAACACGCTGAACGGTACATTTAATCAGTGTATGCAGTGCATGCACCAATTCAAATGTATCTATATTTTTATTTTTACCAGTGACATCTAGATCAAGTATAACATAATCTATATGAAATTCTGGATTGGCCAGCAAGGGAAATATCTCGCTGGTATTGTCTAATCTGTCTATGCATAGATCTGGAAAATCACGTGACAGTCTTTGCTGTATCTTTTCACATTCTTCTATGCCTGCCTGCTTGGAAGCACTAGTAGATATTACCTTAGTCATCGAAAACTCCTAAACATTGGTTTAAAATACTTAATAACAGTCTAGTATCATTTGTTAAGTACTCTGGTACAACATGTACTGGAGTAGAATACTGTTAGTAGTATTTAGAATGTTTAGAGTTTTACGCTGCTTAACTATAGTTAAGTAAGATAGTCAAATTTTTAGCCGTGCATCTGATGCCAGGGCCAACTGCATTCGGTTCTGAACACCATACTTCTTCAATAGCACACTAATGTGTAATTTAATTGCCTGCTCACCAACGCCTAGTTCTTTGGCTATTTGTTTATTAGTCAAACCACGATTTTTAATTAGATGTAGAACTTGTTGTTGTCTAAATGTCAGTTCAAAATCTACACTATTTCGGTTTACTGGTGTTTTTATCTTCTGATCAACTACTCCCTCCGACCAGGTGTCGGGAAACAATAACCAATGTTTAGTTTCTTTAACGTATTTAATTTTATCTCTTAATACACCAAAGCTATTACCACCGCCCCTGAATCCAGCGTCTATTAATTCTTTCTGAAAGGAACTTGATATTGGTTGTTGGACGAAACCACTGAGCAAGGGAATTTTTTCCTTGCAGTTGTGTTTTAGCGCCAGCAGTTTATAAGTAAGCGTTATTAGATCGCTTATGTTAATAGCAGACATGCCTGCGCCTTCTAGTTCGTTATAATCAAACTTAATAACATCTGGTAGGTTATTGTAGTTGGTTATACCATGTAGTCGACTAATAAGTGACGCGGTGCTATCACTGGCATAAAACCTTTCCACTACCCCACCATATTCTAAATGGATCAATCTATTTCGTCTATTGAGATCATTATACTTTTGTGGAATGACCAGTGATCCCACCCTATGCCAAATAGGAAAATGGCATGATGGTTTTATAATTATATCCATTATTTTACCAAGGATGTATCAATATACAATCTCTGAAGTTTTGCCAGAGAGGGTCCATCCTGCAGAAATCGTTCTATCAAACTTTTCCAGGTGTTTTTTTCAATTGAATTCATATCGGAATTAAAAAATATGGTCATACCGCCCACCGTTCTTTTTAATTCGGTTTCATTTTCAATATTGATAATTTTAACGTGATCTTTGACTCTGGTGGCCACTGCCGCACTGACAAACCCAAGCTGAACATCATTATTGATAATGTCAGAAATAAAATTCAGGCCCGCATAGTTTATGCGTTGAATTTTGTCTGCATTCAGGGTTTTTTGTTGTGCAAACGCGGTAATCATTTTTTCCTGCACATGACCCGCTTGGGACCAGTTTAATTTTCCTGGGTTAGTTTTTTCATAGGCAACAACGTCATCAAGGGAGTTTAAGTTCATGGTCTTATTAACAACCAAAACCATGGTGGGAGTTCCTATTTTGATGTTCTTTTCTAATTGTGAAAAGTTTGCATGCTGTTGAAGATCAACAACATCTCCAATTATGGGCCATTTCCTTTCAATGGCATTGTTAACAGCAATGACGGAAGTTTTGTGTGGTATTGCAACAATCTTGATGCCCTGACTTTCGCCGTAATCACTGAGAACATTGGCTGCTTGGTGTATTAAACAACCTGCTGAACATGGTATTGCTAGTTGTAACACTTGAGCATCAGAACGCTGTGCCCAGATCAACATACTAGCAAGTGCTATTGGTGTAACAATTTTTTTCATAGAACTCCGTCTGTCTGTGAATGTAATGTACTACAAAAGTAAGTATTATGCAATTTAATAATAGATCAGTCTACTCAGATAAATCGGCTAAACTGATGTACAAAATATATTAAAGTTGTATATAATGTCTGGTGTAGAGCAGTAAATATTAGACATAGTGCTCTACAATGTGCTCTACAATGTGCTCTACTAGAATGAGGAACTGATGTCAAATTTAGGTTGTTTTACTTGTCTAAACTGTGGAAAAGTTAACCCTATCAAGGGCCACAGTTACACTAACAAATACTGCAATAATAGCTGCCAGCAGCAACACCGTGGCAGACTATTAGTCAGTGAGTGGAAAGAACATCAGGGTGAAACAGCATGGCGCCAAGTGCCTGAGTATGTTAAGAAGTATTTGATACAGGATCGCGGCCATCGTTGTGAAGTATGCGAGAATACATTGCATAACGGAGAACCCATTCCTCTACTAGTAGACTATAGGGATGGCAATAGCCATAACAATGCAGAGAAAAATTTAGAATTGATTTGCCCGAATTGCAAATCACAAAAATAATTCATTTTTATAAAGGAAACACAAATGAAAACAGTAGGTGATAAACTAACAGCCTTTGCAGTAACTGGCGTTAAACCAGGTGCTCTGACACCAGACAATGCTTTTGAAACAATTACAGAACGTAGTTTCGAAGGCAAGTGGAAAGTCATCGTATTCTATCCTAAGGACTTTACTTTCGTATGTCCTACAGAAATCGTTGCCTATGACAAGTTGGTTGGCGATTTTGCTGACCGTGATGCTATCCTACTAACAGGCAGCACAGACAACGAGTTCTGTAAGTTAGCATGGCGTACACACCACGAAGACTTAAAGAAGACCAACAGCTGGATGTTTGCTGACGTTGCTCGTGGCGAACTAAGCCTTGCTGAACAGCTTGGTGTATTCTACGCTCCAGCAGGTGCCGCATTACGTGCTACATTCATTGTTGATCCGGACAATGTTATTCAACATGTCACAGTAAACAACCTGGACGTTGGCCGTAGCCCAGACGAAACTCTGCGTGTGCTAGATGCACTACAGACTGGCGAGCTATGCCCTTGCAATCGTGCTATAGGCGGTGAGACTCTGTAATGTTAGAAACTATATGCGACACCTTAGTTGAAGCATATAGACGTAACTGGATTACCAGTCGTGATGGCAATGTAAGTATTCGTCATCACGACCGTGATCACTTTTATATCACACCCAGTGGCGTCCGTAAGCAAACACTACAGCCTGACCAGTTCAAGAAGATTAAAATTGTCAGCGGCCTAATGTGGCGGGAGGAAACTTATAGTGACATCAGCAGTGCGTTAAAGCCCAGCGGGGAAATTCCACTACATTTTGGTCTGCAAAAAAATATGGGGCAACACAGTAATGAAGTTAGGGTTGTGGTGCATCTACACCCAACTTACTGCATTGCGGCCATGCATTGTGGGATCGAGTTAAGTACCTTGGCCAATGACTTTCCTGAACTTAGTCGCTATACTAAGGTGGCACCTAACGTGGGAGATGTTCCGCCCATTAGTCAAGAACTTGCTGATCAGTGTCATGAGAAATTGGGTCTTGATAAAAACGGCAATATTGATTACGACATTGTTGGCATTAAAGGGCACGGCGTTGTTGCTATTGATACTAGCCCATGGAGGGCTTTTGAACACATCGAACGACTGGAACATATTTGTAAAATCGTATTAAGTGCAAAGGGATATCATGCTTGATTGTTTAATCTTAGGAGATAGTATAGCTGTGGGTACACACCAGTTTAAAACTGAATGTGTTGCCTATGCAAAGGGAGGTTGGAATACATGGCAGTGGAATCGTGATTATTTAAAAAATGATCTAACTGCCAAAACTGTGATTATCAGTCTTGGTTCTAATGATCATAAAGGCGTTAGAACCAAGGCAGAATTACAACGTATTAGAGAAAAAGTAGGAACTAACGCCTGCGTTTTTTGGATTTTGCCTGCAATTAAACCTGATATTCAGGAAACTATAAAGCAGATGGCGGCAGAATACGGAGACACAGTTCTTCCTATAAAAAGTCTGCAGAAAGACGGAGTTCATCCAAGTTGGGCAGGCTATAAAGAATTAGCGGAGGCAACAAAATGCAAGTAAGAGTGAAAGAAAATACAGAAGAGTTTGGCGCTTGTGGCTGCGGCCGAAGCCCAAACGGTAAGTGCATGGGATGGCATAATCTCAGCGAAGAAGATTACCAGATAGAATTAGAAAAATACGAATTAAGTGTATTTGACGATGAGGAGGATCCACTATGACAGCATGGGTTGATGCACTAAAAGAATCTAGCATACCAGAATATGCCAAAGATTCAAAATTGAACATTGACGCAGTTATCAAGCGTTCAACTCTACCAGTAGAGGAAGCAGAAGCTGTTGCAGTGGCAGCAGCCTTTGCCACTGGTAACAGTAAGTTCTGGACTTGGCTACACGCACAAATTGCCGACCGCAAAGAAGCAGATGCGGCACTGACAGCGGCCAGTTTGATGGCTATGAACAACACATGGTATCCCTATGTGGAAATGGCTGATGATGCTAACCTAAAAGGTTTGCCTGCACAGCTACGCATGAATGCTGTTAGTACACACGGTGGTACCACCAAGGCTCGTTTCGAAGCCTATAGTCTAGCTGCCAGCATTGTGGGGAAATGCCACTTCTGTGTGAAAGCTCACTATGAAACACTCAAGCAAGAGGGTTATACAGTAGAACAGTTGCGTGACATTGGTAGAATTGCCAGCGTAATTAATGCAGTTTCCAAGGTCTTGAGTAACTAATATATAGATTTAAGAAGAACAAGACTATATAATAGCGTATGCGTCACTAGGCGTATACGCTATTTTCACACACATAGAGAGGTATTATTATGAGTACAAATGGGTACGAAATTCGTCTTGAACTACTCAAGATGGCAAAAGAAATGCTAGAACAAGACTGGCATGCACATAGAGACATGGCAATGACCGAGTTCAACAATAAGGTCAGCTTCGCACATGCCAAAGCAGAGAGTGCAGGATTTCAAAATAGTGACTTCCCCGCAATGCCTTCATTCAAACCATTCCCCACAGAGGAAGAAATTATCAAGAAGGCCAAGGTCCTAAACGAGTTTATTAACCAAAAAGCCTAATCGGTGAAATAAACCACTAAAACGGTAAAATGCACTATTGCTTTTACCGTTTTTTTATGTAATAATAGATCTACGTTGTTTAACAACGATGAACTTTAAAGGAAATCAAAAAATGAACGTTACTAAGTCTAGTAAGCTTCTGCAAGCTCTCCGTAGTGGTGAAGAGCTGACCGCTGCTCAAATCAGCCAGCGTTTTGGTATTAAGAATCCTCGTGCTACGGTCAGTGACCTGCGCTTCCAGGGTTTTGCTATCTATGCTAACCAGCATACTGATACCAAGGGTCGTGAGACCACCAAGTACCGCCTGGGTACTCCTAGCCGTGAAATCGTAGCCGCTGGCTATCGTGCTATGGCTCTGGGTCTAGTCTAAACTTTAGTCTAGCTAGATAAGTAAAGGGTACATTGTACCCTTTCTTCATGAGTGACCCATGGATATCAAAAATTTTATAAGAACAGTTGATAACTTTCCCAAACCCGGTGTTAAATTTCTGGATGTAACCAGCATACTAGAAAATCCAGAAGTATTTAGGTATACTATAAAATGGTTCGTCAAACAGGCAACCAACAATAATGTTAATAGCATTGTTGCCATTGACGCACGTGGCTTTATCTGGGGAGCCGCTATTGCAGACGAACTTAGAATACCATTGTTTTTGGCCAGAAAGCCTGGTAAGTTGCCTGGTGAAGTTGTGACCAAAATTTATGATACAGAATACAGTACTGCTTCACTGAGTCTATTAAAATCAAATAGTATACAAGGTCCAGTACTAGTGGTGGACGATATACTAGCCACCGGCGGCACATTGAAGGCTACTGGTGAATTGCTTACAGAATACTGGAATATATCACCTGGTCAACAAATACATGCGGTGCTAGCAGGATTGGAATTTTTACCAGGTATAAGTTTTATCAATCAACAGGGTTATAAATTAACCTGCATGACCACTTATTCCTGACAGTTTACTCGAATTCTTTGTCTGTCTTTTGATGATCTGCACCATAGCATGGGGCAGGCAAATGCCGTAGTCGGAGCCTGCCAGTTGTCATCAAATACATTGCCAAGTTCTCTGCCACCACACTCGCTGGCATTAGTATAGCCTCTACCGCTGATAAACAGATAGTCAACACCTGCATAGCAGGGTTTGCCAGTATAACTTGGAGACCCGTCGTCTGGCGCTACACTTAGATCAACATATGGGGGATTGGGATTGTAACCTGGTGGGGGCGGTTCCCAATCTTCTGGCAGGCCCATGATTATATTCATCTCTCTCCTGCTGTAGCCTGGCCATAAATTATTGTGTTCATCTCTAAGTTCTTGTTTTCTAGCATTAACGCCTCTACCACGCAATTCGTCTACCAATGCCAGGTCTTCTTTTACTCTGCCCGGAGTTAGGGGTATTTCAATGATCATGTCAACCTGATTTTCTTTGCAGGTGTCGATTATGAATTCCAATACACTGATATTTTGCCAATGATGATGTGTTAACTTTACTATGTCGATTAAATTTTTTACCTCGACAAAATTAAACCAGGTATCACCGCCGCTGGTGTCTAATCTTATCGTAGATGGCTGCTTTTTAATTTCTTTTAGTAATGTAGTTAATCCATTAAAAGCCAGCGGTTCACCTCCACCTATTTTCCAGTATATAGACTTTGCGTGCTTGTATCTACTGTCTTGTAATTTTTTGACTACATCTAAATATTTTTCTATACCATTAGTATTTTTACCTGCACGATAACGTGTGGGACAATATTCACAATCATAATGGCATTTGTCTGTGATATGCCAGTGTATTTCTGCTTGTTCAATCATTCTATAGCTCGTAGACGAACAGTTTTGCCAGTATCATTACCTGTATAGGGCATGTATAGATATCTATTTGTGCTACCCTGCAGACTTCTGTAGTTAGTATAACTGACTGGTGATGTATCTGTTATTCTATTAGTTACCGACAATGTCTTTAGTGCAGTTAGTGCTTGTGTTGGTGTTAGCCAAGGTTTAGATTGTAATAGCAACGATAGAGCACCTAGTACCTGTGGACTTGCCATGCTGGTTCCAGATAACTTTGCTTTGAAATAGCTGTTATTTCTAGCATCACTGACACCAAAAGTACACGAGCTCATTATTGACGTGCCCGGTGCATATATATCTACCCTTGGACCACATTCAGAGCTGGTGCTTTTTTGTTCCGGGGTAATAGAATCTATGTTGCCAACACATATTACTCCTACAGTGCCGCCTGGAGTTGCCCCTCTATTATAATATTCTGCACCCCAATTATCAACATAATAATTGTCATAATCAACACCTCCCGGGATGTCAATTTTATGTGCATAATTACCGGCGGCCGCCACCACGATGACGCCAGCAGCGATACATTCCTCTATTTCTGCATCTATACTTGGTACTCTAACACCATGCAGATTACCACCATACCATGGAGTATAATTTACTAGGCCATAGCTAGCCCTGGTCGATGCCGATAAATTTCCTGGGTACCAGGTTCCTCTATAACTTATTCCTGATATAGAACCAGTAACTGCTATAAACGCCCAGCTATTATTAACGATAGTCGGGTTCTTTTTACCTGTTACAGGATTTATTTCTTTATTCAGATGCCATAGACGTATTAGGTCAAAAACTTCATAGATATCTATACCAGGGTTCCAGCCTGTTATAGCTTTAATAGAATATATATTGGCTTTTCTGGCCCATCCACAGGTATTACCAGCTGCGATACCTGCAACATGCGTGCCATGACCATCCTCGTCTACATATGGATTTACGGGCATGCTACCTGGTAGACCTGTTTCGGCATACCAGTCTATTTGTTTAACTCTACTACCACCAGTACCATCTGCGTTAACTGCGAACTCGGGGTGGTTGGGCGTGATGCCACTGTCTACAATTACAATATCAACATGCTCACCGTCCAAGCAATATGGATATGTCGTGTTTAATTGTTGTGAAGATACAAATGGGTCTGTTGGTCTAGTGGAACTTTTTAAAGCCCAATTTAGATGTTGATTATTTGTAACAAAACTTTTGTCGAATAACCCAGTTTGGCTAGCACAGTGTATTACTTTTAAATTTTCTCTATGCTTCATGTGAAGATCTACTGATGCAACACGTTGGTCATTACGAAGCTGCTCTGCCTCTTGATCAGTTAAACTATAATGCGCTGTACGCAGGCTACCAGGGCGATAGTTTAATAATTCCACGGGTCTATCTGGGACATTGGGTATACTAGTATCAATGCCGTTAAGTCTGTCAGCTAGATAATGTCCTCGAGTTCTGTCTGTAATTAAATCTTCGTGCAGACTATCAAATTCGTCAGGTGTTTTTACAGTTACTAGATATTCTTTTTTCATTTAAAGCTCCGTGATTTTAAATCAATCTCTCAATACAGATAAAGTTGTTGATATAGCCACCGCCGATCATCATGGTAACACGATACATTCTACTATTTGTTCTGTCTAATATGTTATATTGTGCAGTATCACCTTCTGTGCCAAAACTCCAACCAAATGCAGAACCAGATGCTGTAGTAGTATAGGCGACATTATAAGCAGAGGCGCCACCACCACCACCAGTATATCCAAACCATCCGCTCACATTAGCAGTAAAGTTTGTGCTTACTGCACCTATGCTCAATCCACGAGCACCACTAGTCGTAACTGAAACTTTGAGATTGTCCATGGTGACAAATGTGCCGGCATTAACAAATGCAGTCTTCTTCCACATTAATTCACCGGCTACACCAGCGGGCGCTTTGGTTAAATCAATGTGTATACCTCTATAGTCGCCACCATTTTCAAAAATTCTAAGCCTGTTTTGGTAAGCATCAAAGACTATGCCACCATTGAGTGTAGCATTTGGCGGTTTTGCCAGCTGTACCTCGCCGCCTTCGTCACCGGTTGCATTTGTTGATACTAAAATACTGGCAGTTCCACTCAATAGACTGCCAGTGTCAGTTAGATCACCCACATCAGTAGGAATAGTTGGCTTGTTTGACAAATCATTGTAACTGCCACTAGTTGCCACTGTGGCAAAACTGGGTTTACTTATAATGTCAGACCAATCCACGCTGGACATATATCCCACGTCATTGGTTAGATCACTAACTTTAGAAGGTATAGTAGGCTTGCCACTTACCTGTGTCCATGTGACACCAGTTAAGAAACCACTGTCGTTGGTTAGATCACTTACCTTGGATGGTATAGCTGGTGTATTCGTTAGATCATTGTAATTGCCACTAAACGCTGAACTGGCCAACTGATATACACTGAGATCTGGCAAGTTGGCTAGATCATTATAATCGGCCACGGTAGAAGGCAGTGTAATGGTATTACCATTACTGATACTCAGCTGATTGCCCACTAAGGACAATGTTTGGCTATCTGTTTCTGAAGTTAAGAAGCCAACATCATTTGTTAGCTGACTCAGAGCGGTGGGTATGTTGGGCGGATTAATAATACTATTATAATCTACATCTAAAAGTCCGCCATCTAATATGACTTCTTCGTCGCTGTATTCTGCGGGAGGATCAGTAAAGCCACCGCCTTCAAAACTTATATCAGACCAAGTAGATGCGCCACCACCGCCTGTTCCTGATACAGTTTTAAATGTAAAATTGCCTGCACCGTCAGTGGTTAATACTTGCCCATCTGTTCCGTCTTCTATGCCAAGATCTAATATACTGTATGGAATGTTGTCGTCTACATATTGTTTAGTAGCGGCTTGGTTTGGAATTATTGGGGCACCGTTTAAAATTAACGCACCCGTCATTGCTCCGCCTGACAAGTTCAGTTTGGTAGTCAAGTCGGGCTTGTTGGTTAAATCAGTATAACTGCCAGACGTTGCCACTGTGGCAAACACCGGCTTGCCGGTGATATTTGACCATGTTAGACTAGAACTTGTAATAAAACCTGCGCCATTGATCAGTTGATTCGTGTTGGTTGGGATAGTGGGTTTATTGGTCAGGTCGTTATAACTGCCACTGAACAGAACAGGTTTGTTAATAAGATCGTTATAGTCACCACTGAACCCACCACCTCCTACTACCTCAGTCCAACCCAAACTTGTATATATTTTTAATGTACCTGTTACACTATCAAATGCTATGGTACCGTTTTGTACCAATAGGTCATCAAGTTGTGTGGTTGTATAACTTGCAAGAGTCAGCGGACTTCTTACCAGCACTTCCATGCCAGCATCTAGAACAATATTGGTGGCGCTGGTTACTGTGTAGTCACCTGTGGCTTCAATATTAAATTCATTTGCAGTTACAGTATTAAAAGTAACATTACTGCTGGTGGAAACATTTTGTCCTATTGACACAACTCCTGTGCCACTGTTATAGCTCACTCCTGTGCCAGCACTTATCGCGTTCTTGGCGGCCGCAGTGGCACGGGCATTTGTATAATATAAGTTTGTGCTGCCTTCGGGCAAGTCATCTGTATTGTATATGACAATGCCAGATGTTACGCTATCTACATAGGCCTTGGTTGCTGCCTGGTTGGCTGCACCGGGTGGGCCACTTAGATAGAGTGGACCAGTAAGAGTGCCACCACTTAAATTTAATTTGTTTGATAGTTGAGTAACTACGTTGTTACTAAAATCCGGATCATTGTTAATAGCATTGGCTATTTCATTCAGTGTGTCTAAAAATGTTGGGGCACCACCAAGCAGTGAGGAAATTGCTTCGTTTACATAATACTTAGAAGCAACATCATCAATAATACCATAACCTGCTAGTGTATTGGGTTTATTATAAAGATCATCAAAATTACCGGATCTGGCCACTGGCGCTAGATTATTGATGGCATTATTGACATATTGCTCTGTGGCCAGGCCATCTGTTATGGCATCGATAACTTTCCAGCCGGTGTCGGTTTTGAACTGTATTTTTTGTAATACGTCGTTGTATCTGATACTGCCCACTGGTGTTTCTGCGTTGATACCAGATGCGACTGGCAACTTGAATGTACCGTCTTGGCGTACCTTGGCATTGCTGTCTTTGGCTTCAATGGTTACATCTGTGAAATCACTATTGGTTATTTTGGAACGTATGTAAGCGGCCATTTTTTCTTCCTATTTGTAATATTTACCATAATTCTTGATGTATCCGGCGACTTCATGTATAATTAACTGTGCTTTTAAGTGTATTAACTTAAAAGATAACTCTTCGTAGACATATTTCTAGGGCCTACATTCTATAAATAAAATAATGTTCATCTTATTGTTTTTAACAGCAATGGTACTCAGCGGCATTGCTGCCTACTACAGTGTTATTGGACTCGTCGCCATCTTTAGCGCAGCGGCAATTCCTGTGGCCATCATGGGCGGCAGTCTTGAAGTTGCCAAGCTGGTGGTGGCGAGTTGGTTATATAGATACTGGCGGGCCATCCCACTGCTGATGAAAACATACTTTACCACTGCCCTGCTGGTGCTCATGCTGATAACAAGCATGGGTATTTTTGGTTTTTTGAGTAAAGCTCACAGTGATCAAAGTTTGGTCAGTGGAGATGTTCTGGCTCAAATCGCAGTCTACGATGAGAAGATTAAAACCGCAAAGGAAAATATTGATGCGAACAGGCGAGCACTTAAACAGTTGGATGAGGCAGTGGACCAGGTTATGGGTAGGTCTACAACAGAAGCGGGAGCCGATAAAGCCGTGGCTATCCGTAGGAGCCAACAAGCCGAACGTCGTAGACTACTTGCTGAAATCGAAACCGAACAGAAGAAAATTAGTCAACTTAATGAAGCACGGGCACCCATCGCTGCCGAAGTTCGTAAAGTGGAAGCCGAAGTTGGTCCGTTAAAATATATAGCGGCACTGATTTATGGAGACAATCCTGACGGTAACTTGTTGGAACGTGCCGTGCGTTGGCTGATAATATTATTGATTGTGGTTTTCGACCCACTGGCTGTGCTCATGTTAATAGCGGCGAACTTAACACAGATGCGCCAAGCAGAGTGGCAGGAACCACCCAAGGAGGAAAAACCTGATGATAAAACAAATAAAGATGTGGCTAACACAACTGAGTTGCAGGTGGCTGATACACCTGCAGAACAACCCCAAGCATCTACAAGTGATGCAACAAAAATTGAGTCCCATATTGTTGACCCAGCCCCAGTGGAAACAGTGGGAGTAGAGGCGGATCCTGAACCTAAAAAAAAGATTCGAAGGGCTAAAAAATCTAAGCCTGAAATTGTTGCGGACGATCCTGTTGCCACTAGTGATAATACAAACAATATTGAGCAACCTATTATAGAACCTATTATAGAACAGACGCCGCAAGATAAATCATTAAGTGAAACAAAACCAGTAAAGCCTGACTTTGATACAGAAATTCAAAAAATGATAGACGCAGATGACAATGAAGGTTTAGAAGCAGTCTATAAAAAAATAGTCAAAGAACTAGCTAAAAAGAATAGAGCAAAGTCTACTCACTGGGGACCAATAAAAAATAGAAATGGATGATACACAAAACTACTATATAACGCCGCCCACAATATTCTTACCAGAAGATGGGCTGAAGATAGCGTTTATTGGTACAGACAGCGAGTGGGTTGAAGACCTAACAGATGATTTAGAATCCACGTTTAACAGCATACCAATGACCTTTTATCATCTAGATGAAAAGTCAGCAGAAAATTGGCAATGGCTATACATGATGGCAGAGCATTCAGATCTAATCATGGTGCATGCAGGTATAACAACCGAAATCGAAATGATTATGGCTATGCTTCATTTGGGCAACAAGGTATGGTTTTATGCCGATCCAGAACTAGTTGACAAAAACATGCGAATGTTGTTAAATACTGTTAATGCAAACGTATTTGTCGATTCTGAGCAACTGCATAATATGCTAAGGGCGTTCTTGGGTAATGGCTGAAAAAAATAAACCTATCTTAGAATGCAGCTTCTGTGAAAAAACACAGAACGAGGTCAAGAAATTAGTAGCCGGTAGCAAAGGTTATATTTGCGACGAGTGCATTAAACTTTGTAACGAAGTTATCAAAGAAGATGCTGCCACTAATTTTCAAAATGAAAAACTACCTACACCAAAAGAAATTTACGAACATCTTGATCAGTATGTTATTGGTCAAGAGCTCGCTAAATTAACCATGAGTGTGGCTGTATACAATCACTACAAACGCCTGCACAACACCACAGACGTTGACATCGAAAAGAGCAATGTGCTCCTAATAGGCCCAACGGGCAGTGGTAAAACTCTGTTGGCAAAAACAATCGCCAAGTTCTTAAACGTTCCATTTGCCATAGCAGACGCCACCAGTTTAACAGAAGCAGGATATGTTGGTGAAGATGTTGAGAACGTCATACACAAACTCTATCAGGCAAGTGGTCAAAATATTGAACAAACAGAACGTGGTATCATCTACATAGATGAAATAGACAAAAAAGGCCGCAAGAGTGAAAGCACCAGCATCACACGTGACGTCAGCGGCGAAGGCGTACAGCAGGCCCTGTTAAAAATCATTGAGGGCACAGAATGCCGTGTACCACAAGCAGGCGGTCGCAAACATCCTGGCAATGAATTACTAACCATTAACACTAAAAATATATTGTTTATTCTAGGTGGTGCATTTGTGGGTCTTGAAGATCACATAAGCAAACGAATTAATGTCACCAGTAGTATAGGCTTTGGTGGAGATCCCACTAAGAAAAAAGCAGAACTAAACAAAGTCATTCCTGATGATCTGGTCAAATGGGGCATGATACCTGAACTGGTAGGTAGACTTCCCAAGGTTACAGTTCTTGAAGAGCTAACCATAGATCAACTGGTCAGAGCTTTGATTGAACCAAAGAATAGTCTTATAAGCCAATTTAAGGCTCTATTTAAAATGGATAACATAGAGCTTGAAATAGACACATCTGCTTGTCAAGCACTAGCACAAAAATGCCACAGCATGAAAGTGGGTGCTCGAGGGCTCAGAGCAGAGTTAGAAAATGTATTGCTACAAACGCAATTCGTCCTGCCAGATTTGGCCAACGATAACGTGGTCAAAGTTACAATAACCGAGGACACCGTAACGCAGGGCAAGGAACCATTATTAGTATATGGCAACAAACGAAAGAAGACACGAGAACAGAATTCTGTCTAATAGAGAAATTCGCGCTCGCGAAGTTAGACTCATTGACGCAGTGGGTCAAAACATAGGCATATTAAATTTTTTCAAAGCACTGGGCCTAGCAGAAGAACAGGGCCTTGATCTAATTCTCATTAATCCACAAACCAATCCCCCTGTTTGCAAAATAGGAGACGTAGGTAAGTATAAGTATGACCTGCAAAAGAAGCAAAAGGAGCAGGACAAACGCAATCGTGAAAATCGAGTGGACATTAAAGAAGTTCAATTACGACCCGTTATTGACACGCATGATCTGGATGTTAAAATAAAACATATCAAAGAGTGGATTGATGACGGTGACAAAGTAAAAATTATTATAAAATTCAGAGGCAGAGAAATGTCTAACACAGAAGTTGGACACGTTATTATAGAAAACATATTGACCCAGATACCCTCTGCCAAAATAGAAGGCAAAAGTGAAATGCAGGGGAATAGATTAACCGCAGTTATTTTTCAAGGCAAAGTAAAATGAGTAAACAAAAATTTTTTAATGGTAATCGTGTAGATGTACATAACGATAATGTAGAAAAAGCCTTGCGTACCTTTAAAAAGAAGATTCAGGAAAGTGGCAAACTCATGGAACTAAAAGAAAAAGAGTTCTATGAAAAACCCACAACAAAACGCAGACGCATTAAGAATCAACAAGTACGCAGAGCAGAACGCAAACGTCAAGCAGAAGCATTACCTAAGAAACTTTATTAATATGAGTAACGATACAATTGTGCCAGGCTCCGGCATAGAGACTATAACGATATCATCTGGTGCACTCGACGATTATGTGTGTGCAAACACCATGGCTGATACAGTTATAACTATACCTGGCATGGACACAATCACACTGACCGGCATAGATTCATTTAATTCAGGTGCCATTGGTGGTACAATAGCAGCTGGTCCAGGCATCACCGGCAATGGGATAAACTGGAACTCAGGATCTACAGTTACTTTTACAGATCCCTATGAAGAACTAACCAGTAGGCTTGAAAAACTTGAAGCCATGATCGCCGAAGAAAAAGAAATACGTGATAACTGCCCAGCAGTTAGAAACGCCTACGATGAATATCGATTCCTACTTGTTCTGGCTAAGAAGAACAAGGGCGACTTATTGACAGAAGAATAAATTTCCTGTATAAATATACTTGTGAGACGCCTGATGGGTTTCACACAGGGCATATTGCCCAAACGTTCTTGCTTTAAAAAGGAGAATATCATGAACGCACTAACACGATTTGATACTACTGCACTACAGCAGTTAAACCGAGCCCTAATCGGTTTTGATCGCATACTCAGCGATCGCTTGTATTCAAATAACACTTACCCTCCCTACAATGTCATCAAGAAAGATGAAGATCACTACGAACTCGAATTCGCAGTGGCTGGATTTAGCCTTGAGGAAATTGACGTTGAAGTTGATAAAAATCAGCTGATCGTTCGCGGAGAGAAAAAACAAGAGGAAGGCGCCGGCGCAGAATACCTACACAGAGGTCTGGCCTATCGCAGTTTTGAACGAACACTGACTCTTGGTGAATACATGCAAGTTGGTGAAGCAGTTATCAAAGACGGCGTGCTACGTATTGCAGTATCACGCATCGTCCCTGACGAGCTCAAGCCACGTAAAATCCAAGTCCTGGGTTATACGAAGTAATAAGCAGGGGGCCATGCCCCCTGTATAAATAATGATAGAGGACTAAAATGACGGTAATGGCAGAAACAAGTCAAACAACCAAGCAAAACGTGGTGATTCAAAAGCCCAACATGTATAAGGTTATTTTTAATAACGACGACACAACTCCAATGGAGTTCGTCAAAGAACTACTTAAGGCTGTTTTCCATCACAGTGATGAGGGCGCCTTAAATTTAACCATGGAAATACACAACAGCGGCAAAGGCGTCGCTGGCATATACACATTCGAGGTTGCAGAGCAAAAGCACAATGAGGCGGTTTATATTTCCAGAACCAACGGCCACAATCTCAATATCAATTTAGAATCTGAATAATGGACTCAAAAGTCAAAGAAATACTGGACATTACCCAAGAGGAATGTGCAGAAGTAGTAGTTGCCATTAGCAAAATCAATCGTTTTGGAATAGACAACCTCAAACCAAATACAGACAAAACCAATAGGCAACATCTGGAAGATGAAGTGGGTGACCTACTGGCCATGGTTGATCTCATGGTAGAACACAGTGTTCTTGATTGGAACAATGTCGAACTTGCCCTATTAGCCAAGAAAGAAAAGCTCAAAAAATGGAGTAACATCTATACTCCTGTAGAGTAATTTTTTTGCACCGCAACATAAATATACTAGTGGAAACACTAATATAGTTTATAGTTTCTACTTAGCAAAACCTAGACAAAATCAAAGGAAATGTATATGTTGCGATTCTTACAAAGAATTTTTAAAATTGACCGCCGCTCTGACCTAGAGCGTTGGATTGCCAGTCACTACCCACAGAGTGCTGCCGATGTTGATCATCTAATGAGACAGTGGAGTTATAGAAAGCCTCAGGGAGGTTGGCTATGAAGATAATCAAAGGAATCTGGGATTTTCTAGTAGCATGGTCCGAGGCCATCAACGAGTATCGTCAAAACGACAAATATCGAAACTTTTATTGAGCGTAGTTACCATGGAACTTTTTATGATTATGTTGGTAACCCTGTGCATTAAAATAGCAGTTATTACAGCAGACGAACTATTTTTGAAACAAAACTATGAATTTCATTGAAATATTAATTATGCTAGCCAGATGGAAGCGAGAAGGATGGGAGGTTCATCCATGACAAATTGGTGGCCAGTCAGCGACGAAGAATGGGAAATTCTAAACGGATTTCGACCCATACCAAAAAAGAGTTGATTTTTTACTAAACTTTCAGCTAAACTTGCATAAATAATATTGTGCGAAGGGAGCTGAAATGTCTAGGTCCAGAAAGCGTATCGAACGTACCAAACTGTTTCGTATGGTCCAAGCCTGCTGGGTGGAAGATCATAAGTTCAGGCCTACGATCTGCGATTGCAGAGAAGTCTTCCGCAATATAAACGCTAAAGTGTTCAACAATGAACTACGCATGCCTAACTTCAGATTGATGTATAGTAAAGACTTCTGGGGTATGTGCAGGGGAGACTTAGATGATCCTGCCAAGTGCACGATCTTCATGAACAAGAGCTTTCTAAGCAAACGTCTTTTCATAGACACCATGGCACATGAAATGGTACACCAGTGGGAATGGCTAACTCATGAAAACATGACACATGGTCGCAAGTTTTTCCAATGGCGCAACGAACTGGCAAAATTCAACATCTGTTTGGCAAGAGCATATCGTATCAAATACTACAAGCTCGACTAACTCAAAAATACTCAATAATTGACAAAAAATCCCACTGGTGTTATAGTAATACTACCGTGTGAAGGCAGCTCACTGAGCTAATCAGCATAGGGGGATTAGGCGGCCACTAGGTCCTGCAATACGCCTGGATACTTCGCGCCAATCTTAAACGACAGCAATCTGCGCCCCTAGGCCAAAAATACTCAATAATTGACCGAAAATACCATTTGTCGTATAATAATGGTATGACGAAACGTAAAGCAAGAAGCGACAGAAACCACGCAATATATCAGATCACCAACGAAGTTACGGGTGATTTCTATATTGGTGTGACTGTGGCTTCTGGTAGTGTAGTGAAGTGCCTGAAGGTTCGCATACAGAAGCACGTTCGTCGTGCGCTCACTGAGAACAAGACGTGGGCATTGTGCCGTAGCATGCGTGAGCATGGTCCTGAGAACTTCACGTATCACCTGCTGGAAAAGGTTCGCGGCAAGAGCGAAGCTCATGCACGTGAGCGTGAACTGACTCGTGAACTGCAACCTAGCCTAAATACCCTTTAATTGACATAAAATCAATTTGGCTGTATAATTGTGTTATCAACTAACTGGAGAGCGCGATGCGTACCAAGACGATCATTGAAGGTTTTAAGAATAGCCAGAAGTTTCGTTTTATTCTTACGGCTCAGAGCGGTGAGGATGTGGGTATGGTTATTACCATTCAGCAAATGAGCGACATGTTCGCTACTCGCGATGCCCGCGTAGCAGTTTGGGAAGCTCTGCTGAAGTTGTCTTATCAACGCCGCATGGCTCAGCATCATGGAGAACCTTTGCCTCTGGGCTTAGTTACCGATGCTCGCGGTTTCCGTCAAGTGCAAGTTGATCTGCATTAAAATGACAGAAGATAAAAAAATTAAAGTGGAGTTCGCTCCTGGTTGCTTTGATAATTTTGAAGGCACCCAGGAGGAACTGGATGGACTCATTGCCGAGATCATGCGTCTAGCAGAATCAGGCGAAATGCAAGAACGTGCCGTGCCCGTTAACCTGGATGAACTCAGTGATGATGAGGCTCACGCTCTTGCTCAGGCATTTGGTCTCATTGAAGGCGACGGTGAAGAGCCAACAGAAAGACAGGTACACTAGATGATGTTAACAGAACGAGCTAGAATTTTTGCTACTGCGGCACATGCCGCCGTGGCTCAACTCCGCAAGTACACCAATGAACCTTATATTGTGCATCCTGCCGAGGTTGCCAGTATTGTGTCATCGGTGCCGCACACAGAAGAACAAATTGCCGCCGCTTGGTTGCATGATGTAGTTGAAGACACAGGAGTCACAATTGAAATCATTCGCGCAGAATTTGGAGAAAAGGTCGCTGACCTGGTGGGATGGCTTACGGACGTCAGCCGCCCCGAACAAGGCAACAGGGCAACACGTAAAGCCATTGACCGTGCCCATACAGCCATGGCTCCAGCCGAAGCGCAAACCGTCAAGCTGGCTGACCTGATCAGTAATACGCGAACTATCGTGGAACATGATGCTACCTTTGCCAGAGTTTACATGGAGGAGAAGCGTCTGCTACTGGAAGTTCTCACCAAGGGAGATCCTGTTCTCTTGGGCATTGCACGTAGCAACCTGGAGAAATATCGTGGCTAAACGACAAATCGTACTCGATGGTGAAGTGGCTGATGGTATCACCTTACTCACCCTTAAAGAGCATCGCAGTTATTTGCAGAAAGAACTTCGCAACTTCAAAAAGGGTGAGTACCTACATCCCGAAGATGTAGTTAATAATACTAGGCTTGTTGAAGCAATGAACATTATCATCAAATATTTTGGTGGGTAATATGAATTACGAATGGATCGGTTGGTGCAAAGAAGATAACCATGATAAGGTCTGGGGTGTGATCATTCTAGAGCGTGACATCAACAAGTATGTCTACGATCCCAATCATCAGATTGTGACTTTTTGGGGACGTCGCGGCAAGAAATTAATGACCAAAGTCAGTACTGAAAGTCAGCGAAACATCAATAAACTTATTGACAGTAAGAGCAAAAAAGGCTATAATAGCGTGAGCCTGGAAAATCTAAACAAAGTGTATCCAGAGTTCGAAACAGATTTGCAACAGACCGCCTTTTGGTCCACGCTAAAGATTTAGCATGCCTTGGATTCAGAATGTTAGCATGAGTGACATTAAGAAGGGGTTTCATATCAACCCCGGTGATAATGCCATGCTGATTCAAATTGTGGATCCACCTGGCGACTTTCCTACCCCCAAATACAACTTCAAGGAAGTACATCAGTTTCAATTCCTTGATATTGAGGAACATGATTTTGCATTAGAAGAATCAATGCGGTGCAGTCAAGAACAAGCCAACGATCTAGTTCGTCTACTGCAACATGCCTTGGCTAACCGTATGAACGTGGTTGTTCACTGTCATGCAGGTGTTTGCCGCAGTGGCGCAGTCTGCGAGCTTGGTGTTATGTTGGGTTTTGATGACACTGAATCATTTCGTAGTCCCAACCTCTTGGTCAAGCATCGTATGATGCGAGCTCTGGGCTGGACCTATGACCAAGATGAAAGTCATTATGACAATGGCATAAAAACAGAATCAGGAATAATCTTGCCCAAGTTATGATAGAGATAGCCAACTGTGCATATGTCATACTTGAAGATACCACAGCCAAAGGCCTTATGGTAAAAGTAAATGCCATGATTGCTGGCGGGTGGTTCCTGATCGGCGGCGTTGGTTTCGGCCCCGATGGATATGCACAAGCCATGGGATTCAGAGGCACACCTCCTCCTATAAATTTTATTGGATGAAAAATGTTACGACACATCAAACGAGTTGACAATGTAGGCAATCTTCTAGTGGATATATTTCATCGCCTGGCCTTGTTTGCCATTGGCGCCGCTACCGTCTGGGCGGCGGCATGGGAATTTAGTGAACTATTTCATAAGCATCATGCTAGTGTAAGTGATCTATTATTGCTATTCATTTACCTAGAAATTGGTGCAATGGTTGGTATCTATTTTAAAACCAATCACATGCCAGTGCGCTTCCTGCTGTATATTGCTATTACTGCACTGACACGCCACATGGTGGATATTATGAGCCACTTACCTATCAATGTAAATGAAATGTTGGCGGTTGCTGGCTCTACTTTTGTAATTGCTATCAGTGTGTTGATTGTTAGGTATACTAGTGCAAAATACCCTAGCGATAAAAAGGACGATGTAGTATAATGATCAAGTATCAAAAAACCAATCGTGATTTAACTCTAGATGAAATGCTGGATTGTTTTCACAATCCTACACCAGACAAGCGAAGACTTGCCGAACTAGATGATGTCATTGATGAAATCATTGAACGCAATCCTGAATGGGTTGAGCAAATTATGCGGTTTGTCGAGGAGCGCAGATAGTGAACGAACGAATTAAAGAACTGGCCAAACAGCAAGGACTAACTGGCCCTAACTATCTAATTTCTAGTCAGGAACTGGAAAAGTTCGCCGAGTTGATTGTTCGTGAATGTGCTAATCATTGTGACTTATTGTTGGATCATAAAATAAATTCAGAATGGGCAAGAGGGACACATGATTGCTCAAAGGCAATTAAGAAACATTTCGGAGTTGAAGAATGAACGAACGAATTAAAGAACTTTGGGACCTTTCACGAAATCCTTCTGGTCGTGGGCATGATGAACAAAAATTCGCCGAGTTGATACTTAAAGAAGTTATAATTATCTGCGACGAAGTTCAAACCCAGTATGGAAGATATACTTTTACTGCAACAACTGTCAAAGACAGAGTTAAAGAACATTTCGGAGTTGAAGATCATCCTGCCAATGATGTAGATAGAATTTTGCGAACGGTAAGAACACGAGGAGTTAAATGAACGATGCACAAAGTAAAAGTACACCCAATGGAATATGGACGGCCTGTATACTCGCAGGTCAGGTTAGAAAAAAAATTTCAAACCGCACTTGAAGCCAGGGCCTATATAGATAGATTTAATGAAACGGTGCTTAAAGAAGCAGGCAGAGAAGTTGCCAGAGCCGTGTATGCAGGCAACACAGATTTAGATTTAGATTAAAGAAATCAAATAATGTCCTACGATTACGAACAGCAAAAACGTACAAATTATGAAAGCCTTGAGAATCCACAGCCCGGTGATTATTGGCAAGAAATGTTTGTTCCCTACTTTATTGTCGTAGATGTTAGAGGCGATGATGTTACCGTATTAAGTTGTATGGGTGGCCCAAGAAGTCATAATCGCAAAGATGAACCCAATGCCTATGTTGATTGTGGCGATGGTTGGAGTTTTGATTTATCCAAGTCAATGGTTGTTGACCGTGAATGGATGGAAGATGCTGTCAAGTATGGCACAATTGAAGGCTTTGTAGCAGATGTTTCTAACAGTGAAAAAACTAGAAGCATTGTTACGGCATGGCGCGAGCGTAAGCGTAAAAATATGTTGGAAGAAATTGAACGTCTCGAAGAAGAGTACGAACGATTCACAGGGTGGAAATATCTTAAAGAAGGAATTAAATGATGAAAACTTTGACCTGTGATTTTTGTGGAGATAGTTTCCCCGACTTTGATGTTGCTCATGTTTGTAGTAAAGGTCCATACGCACCAAAATTCATGACACAAGATCCTGTGCGACTAGCATTTGAAACTGTGTGCTACCCAAACTTTGGAACGGCTCATGGTCTTCGCCGCAAGCCCACAGGGGAATATGTCAGTGACGCACTGGAAGATCATTGGCAGACTTTCCAAGAAGGTTGGGAAGAAGCAATTAAACACTTGAAACAAAAAGACAATCTGTGTTATACTGACATTGTCAGCACGGGCGGAATGGATCCACGATGAGCAATCTTTGGTTTAATATCCGTTTTGGAACTTATCACTGGCAGTGGGGTCCCGATGGCATGACTTGGCGTAAGAATTCTTATTGGGTTGAAAATTCATACAGCAAATGGTTTGTCATTTATTGTATTTTTGGAAAGCATCTATGAACGAACTTTTAAAAGAACTACTTCCCAATCCATGGGCGGTTGATTATCAGGAGCCACATGATGGTCGTGGATTCGATCTTTACGATGAACGGAAAATGATCGAATATGGACGGAGGATTATCAAGGAATGTGTTGAACTTACTTTAGATTACAAAAACGATCAACATTATCAAGGCTGGATCGAATATCGGGACTTGATTAAACAACATTTCGGAGTTGAATAATGATTAGAATTCACTGGCGTGAATGGCCTGCGTATATTGCATGGCGTGTTAAGAGACTTTTTAAATCACTTAAACTGGGAGTATAATATGAGTAAATTTGCAGAATGGTTTGGGCGCAACCGTAAGCCCATTGGCTACACCATCGGCGGCCTAAATTTGCTGGCAGCAGTCAATTATTATTTTCAAGGCCAAACTGGCATGGCTGTGCTGTGGACTGTGATTGGTGCGTTCCTAATTTGGGACGCACACGAATTCAAATGAAAGAAGAAAAGTTCTTAGCAGAACTTAGCAAAGATCACACAAGAACTTTGCTGGGCTATGTAGAGCGAGAAGAAGGATATTATCCTATATATAGAAACCCAACAGGAACTATAGTAACACAGGCGTTCATACTTTGCAAGTATTGTAATGGTGCTATATCAAGTTCGGGCGGCCCCAAATACGATGCAGTATGTTTACCCTGTTTTGAGAAAGATCCAGATGAGCGAACGAATTAAACAGCTTGGTATGGAGGCCGGCTTGTATGTAGACTTAAATGGCAAGCCCTGGCCCAAATGGATGAGTGCCGAAGAATGTGAACTAGCATATCAAAAGTTCGCCGAATTGATTGTCAAGGACTGTGTGAATATTATTGAAGGCTACTGTGAAACATCACCTGAAATATGGGGCTTGCCCCTGGATGTGTTAGAGCACTTTGATATGGAGTTTGATGATCCTGGCCTAGAAGGCATCGAAGTTGACGAAAGCTGGGATGCAGAAGAAGAACTGCAAAAACTCTTCGACGAATTTGACATGAGTCAATCTAAAGACAAAGGAGAATGATATGAGTGTTATGGAACGTTGGATGAAGGCAGTAGACTATCGCATCACTGAAGGCAGTGAGCACATGTACAACTGCTATGAACATGGATACTGCTTGGACAGTTGGTCTGGTACGCAAGACGGTTATAGTTTTACCATTGTCTTCAGTACAAAAAGTCCAACTGTCTATGAACTGCAAGCACATGATTATGCCAATGGTCGTGCCTATCGTTGGCAGGCTGAGGAACATCGTGAAGCATACGAAGCAGAATGCCGCGCAAATGGCTCGGATCCTAAGAATGCCTGGGATGATCTTAACTACGTGGATCTTGAAACTTTGGATGACTACTTCCAAAAGGTGGAAGGAATCAAATCTGGCATGCCCTATGATACACGAGTAAGTGTTCCTATTGATTTGCCAGACAGCGATTTATTTCAATTGATGAAACTGGCACATGAAGAAGATATCACTCTTAATCAAATGGTTGAACGACTACTCATGCGAGCTATTGAGCAAAAGAGAGAAGAAGCATGATCGCACTAGCAGATTATTTCCGTGAAAACCGATATCAAGGCAAGTACGAAATCGGTGATCGCGTTTTTGGTTACTGGAACAAAATTCCATTCATTGGCACTGTGGGAACTGACAGTGTGATCAGCGAGGATGAAGGCCCACGTATCACTGTTCAATTGGATCTGCCCATTATGTACCAAAATCGAGTGCATAATGTATTGGTGATCAAACACAAGGACATTCGACAAAAATTAGTCGAATATTGACCTAAATTCGTTATTGCATTATAATAGTGCAATGGAATACTCTAAGCGTTACGACGAACATGGAAATGTGGCCGTACTAATCAGCGGCGATTTTGGTGCCGGCTGGAGTACATGGGCTGACACTGATGAACGCGAAGCCCTGCTATTCGACTGTCGCATCGTTGATGCTGTGCTCGCAGAAAAGTCTATACTGGAAATTGAATCTCTTTGCAAAGAGCTAGGTTATACTTCTTACATGGGCGGCGCTGATGGACTGACTGTTCGTTGGGTAGAACCGGGTACCAGATTTACCGTTGAAGAATACGATGGTGCAGAAAGCCTGCGTACCTTCGATGATCTTTGTTATGTTGCCTAAGGAATAAAAATGGCTGGCTTTAATGCTGTATTAGAACTTCGAAGACTTGAAGAAGACCTAGATCGTCTTGGTCTGGTGCTCTGTGTTCCTAAGCATGGCAATTGGTCTAACGACCTTGGTGACCGTGCCGGTGTCAAGCCCAAGGATGCAGATGCTTTGCCTGTTTACACTCGAGACGCTGAGATCTTTACTGGTACACTAGAGCAAATTCGTGTTTGGCTTATTGGTGTACATTGGGCACGTGATTATGACAATATGTTGAAGCTCAGTGATGAAAACAAGCGAGCTAAAAAGGAAGATGACTATCGTCATCGTGAAATGTTGAGAGCACTTGCAAAGGATCATACAAATGCCGAAAAAGAAAAAACCAAGTAATTCAGATCGCAGATATCTGGCTATGTGGGACTGTAATGGTCTTGAAAGTCTGTTTGATATTACTGACAGCGATCATGACGCCATGATGGCGGGACTTAAAGGAGAATCCTACAGGACTCCTTATAACATCGGCATGATGATCATGCGGGCACGATTTAATACTCAACGTAGTTATGAAATCTATGCATTTAGTGCTGAAGCGGATATTGACTATGACACCATTTTGGAAATGTTCAAGACCAGTCCGCAGGTCATTGTAGATGCTATCCGTAGGAACGGACACAAGATCTACAGTGATTATAATCCTATTGATAGAAGGGTAATTGTATGAACGAAATAATTAGAAAATTTGAAAGAGAATCTGGACTTGAAATATATGGCCTCGGAGCGAGACGAGACAAGTGGGAAGACGCTTTAGAAAAATATGCCGAGTTAGTCCTGAAAGATGTTATTGATATCATGAATGATACAACAAATTATAATGCATGGGTCTACACGACTCACGATCTTGCCACTGCCAGTGGTATAGTAACAGATCTAAAAAAGAAAATTAAAGATCACTTTGGAGTATAACATGCCATATAGATATGTAACCGCAGAAGTAGAAGTTGATCTGTCAGAATTTGACACAGACGATCTCATTGAAGAACTTGAAAATCGAGGCTTTGATTACAATACCGAGGGCGTTGATGGTGACGAAATGCGCGAGCTCTTGGAACGCATTTGGCTAAATCGTCGTCAAGGCAAAGATTATCAAAGTGATCTTGATCAGCTAATCTATGGAATCCTGGGCAAGGTCGTGTAAATACTCGACTATGAAAGGATAATTATGAGAGACAAAGATGTAAAATCGCTGGTCAGTCAAGAAGAATGGGATATACGAGTTAACTTGGCCGCCTGCGCCCGTGCACTTTACCACTTTGAAATTGAGGAGTTTGGTTACAACCATCTATTTGCCAGAACACCAGACAATAACATCCTTGTGCCTCCATTCAGTGTTGCCTATGAAGAAATTAGGGCATCGGATTTTATCAAGGTTACATTTAAAGGGGAAACAGTATTCAACCCTCATAATGATCTTAGTTTTGGCAAAGGTCTACTTCAACATCTGCCTATAGTTGAGCGCCGCCCAGAAATTAATTGTTTGATTCACACACACTCTCCTGCTGGAACACCCGTGTCTATGCTGGAATGCGGATTGCTACCATATACGCAGTCGGCGATGCGCTTTGCAAACATTCCTCATTTTGAGTATACAGGAAATATCATTGGCTTTGAAGATATAGATATGTTTATGGAGTGCATGGGAACCAGTGATTCTATTATCTTAAGAAACCATGGACTGCTGGTGGTGGGAACAGGTATTCCTCAGGCCTTTAACACTTTATTTTTCTTAGAGCAAGCGTGTCGTTGGCAATTAAAGGCGCAGGCCTGCAATACGCCTTTGTATATTCCCTCTGACGCTGCTGTTAAAAAAACAAATTATTTTTTCAGCCCGGAATTTAGAAAGAACATACCAGGCCCCGCCGGTGTGGAAATGGGCGTAAGAGAATGGCCTGCCATCATTCGCCTGCTAGATAGAAAATATCCTGACTATAAATCATAATGAAAAAAGTTTACTACGAGAAACGAGGACGTAGATATTATCCTGTCAGTGAATATGACAGTGATTATCTAGACAGTTTCCCCAAAGGTTCTCACATTGTCATGTGTTACCCTGGTGGCAAAAGCACTAGGTATCACATTGATCCAGCATATGGGCCTATGATTGCCGCAGGTAGAGCAGCAGAAGATAAGATTCGTGAGGCTATTCACAAGGCCAGCGAAGCCAGACCTCAGAAAAGACAACTCACCGAGGAACAGGCTGCTGCCTGGCAGGCCATGCAGAAGACTCTGGGCGATGAAATGTTTTATCTACAGTACGGCAGTATCGTTGATGCAGTAGAAGCTGGTATTAAGGCCATGCAAGACGAGGCAGAAAAACTCATGAGTCATCCCAGTGTAAAGGAAGCCTACGAGCATTTTCTATTTGTAGCTAAACTGGCACAAGATGAAACTAGAGAAAACGCCTAAAGGCTATTGTGTGTTGCGTGTGGATGAAATGTTGGATCTTACTTCTGAACGAGAGCAGAATGAACTAGCAGAAATGATTAATGCATCGGGGGCATCAAGGAAAAGTTTTAACACTTGGTTGTTCCCTTCACACAAATCTGCAGAAGAATTTGTGTTTATGTATAACTTAAAATATGGCAAACAGTAAACTTAAAATCAAAAAACTAGATAGGCGCCACAACGGTTATGGGCTCATGAAGTATTTTGTTGAACCCGCATACGGCGCAGACTATGTGGAAAATTTCTACGAACTTAAAAATTGGTGTATTGATCAGTGGGGCATTACACGACCGCTGGCTGATTGGCGAGAAGGTTCCAAGCTGATGGAAGTACCTGGGGACGTAAATCCAGCATGGACTTATCTACGTGACGAATACAGAACACGCATCCTCTTTAGAGATAAAGAAGAGGCTGCTCTGTTTACTCTACGTTGGGGCGGTGTTTAATGCGGATTGAGTTATCGGGAGTCAAGAAAGCAGTAGCAGCCTGCGACTGGCTTAAACAAAAAAATTGGCAATATAATATAACTGTGACCAGCGCCAGCCCCTTTGCTGGGCAATATGTATTTGACATCCCAGATCAACATCATGCGCTAATGTTTAAGCTACGTTGGGCTTAAAAGATTAAATATACAATGTTAAGAAAACTTATTCTGCTGGTGTTGATGTTGCCCTGCATGGCATTCGCCAATTCCTATGCCATTTTGAACTACAACACAGAGCAGTACGAACATGAGTATAATTCGGGCATGGTTCGTAGCATCGCTAGCATTACCAAACTGTTTACCGCATACACTGTGGCTAAAAGTGGCGTGGACATGGAGGAGTTGGTCAAGGTGACTGGCAAAAGCACGGGCAGGTTCCCACGCAACGCACTGATTCCACGCAGGGAATTATTCAAGGCCATGTTGATCAGTAGTGATAATCTTGCCGCAGAGAGTCTAGCTCATGCACATCCAGGTGGCATGAATGCCTTTTTAGCAGACACTGCAAAATATATTGAAAACCTAGGATTAACCAACACAACCGTAGTAGAGCCCACGGGCCTGATGGCTGACAATCAGAGTACCATTGCAGACATTGCCAAGTTTTTATTTGCCATCAAAGATCAACCCATGATAGCTACCTATGCTAGTGAGAAGGAAGACAAGACACAATTTACACGTGGGAAAAAAACTGTAACGGTAAATCTTAAAAATACCAATCCTTCCATGTGGGTATACGATAACATCATCTTGAGTAAAACAGGTTTTACCAATGCTGCCGGACGTTGTGTAGCCATGTTGGTAAAAAAGAATAACGAGCTATTTGCCGTTATTGTGCTAGGTCAACGCACACTGAATCAACGCACCATGGTTGTCAATACCTTATTCAAGCAGATAGGTAGTCTGTGATGGCTTGGTCAGTGTTGTTTGACCGCGAATGGCGAGAAGAGGATGGCATAGTTTTTAGTTGTTTCCCCTACAACATACCGGTACCTAGTTATCCTCCCTATCCTGGATTCCAGGTACTAGAAACATGGCTAAAGTATAACTATCCTAATACAACCTATCAGGTCAATTATAATGATGGTAATCCTAGGATGGAAATAAAATTTCAAGATGACAAAGATGCCATGTTGTTCAAACTACGTTGGCAGTGATATGCAGGATTGGCAAAAAGATTTTTTAACAGCACTGGCAGGTCAGGATCTTACACAAATGAAAATCTACATGGGCGGCAGGCAAATAGGCAAATCAACTCTAGCACAAATGTGGAACATCATGGACGAATTGTCTGTGCCCTCACATAAAATCATTCAGCACAGCATGGTTGATGGCAAAACCTGGTACACAGTTAAATGCACAAGGGATGTTGCAGACTGGGTAAGACTTCAACCCAATCAAGACGTTGACTGGTACGAGCATATAGATCACAACTGGGTCTTAGACAGAACCCGGTTTGATATCAGTGAAGAATTCTATGTCATACTCAAGCTAACCTGGGGATAAGATGGCTATAGATGTAATCCTACATGATATAGTCATCTCTGAAGTTTTGTTTATAGTAACCAATCTTAGAAGTGAAGGCCTTGTACAAGGTATAGACTTTGACTTTGCCTACAACCCACCCAAGTGGGACTATTTTGGCGGGGACGATCAGAAGCGGTTTACTGTTTTCACCTTTTACAACGAGCATCGAGGGATGTTGTTCAAACTACAACATGGCTAGGTAAATACTGGATGATTCAGTATCTACTAGACAGCTGGAATCTCCGCACCATCGAACGCGAATGTGAGCGCATGGGACTTGAGCCCATTAGGGATTTTGATTTTCGTTGGCAGGATGACGAACCCATGACCTGGTGTATATTTTTTCAGCACGACGAGGATGCACTTGTTTGGTACCTGACCCACGGGGAAAAGTGGGTTTCTAGATAAAATACCCAATAATTGACCGAAAATACCGATTCTGCTATACTAGCAGTATCGTAAATAGGACGGAATCATGAACAGCATGTTTCGCAAAGTATCGCCCGAGTGGGAAGCCCAACATTATCCGCTTCCTGCCCTGGAAGACGAACCCAAGATCCCTACCGTTTCACTCAAGCTCTGTGAGTACGACAAGACTCGCCGAGTCCTGAAGTTGGCTAGTGAATTCTTTGGCATGCCCCGTGAGTTTTTTGTCAAGAGCCATCACACTGGCAAGGAAGTTCGCTTTACTGTAGTCAGCGAACACGATGTCCTGTTTGACCAGGACCAGTGGGATGGAGAACAGCAGATTTATCGTCCCGTAGGCACGGTGCCCGGCGTGGATCACATGGTTATCTATCATCAGTGGTAATTAATATGAAAAAATCACTAATCCTTTCGTTAATGTTTTTATCCGGAATCGCATCTGCCGGAGTAACCCCTATTGCTCAATGTGGAGAAACTAACGGATATTCTTTTTATCCAAATATTCCCAAGGATGATAAAACCCTAAAAGAAAAAGCGGCAGAGCAAGTACTGGGGAAATCTATAAAACCAGCAGATTGGGTGGATGATGGTTATAAAAATGGAACAATTTTCTTAGTTCAGCAAGATGACGGAACATTAGATATTATTATCTATAACAATCCAAGGAAAGAAACATTCTCTGCCATCGAAGATGGAGCCAAACTTTATCTCCTACGAAAAAGTGCCGAAGAAATTGTCGTCCTTACTGTATATCCAACAATGTCGGAAATTACAACATTTATGAAAACTACTAAAGGTGACAAAGTTTCGATTTTACAATCTAAGAATCCGCCCGCCGGCCCTAACTATATGCGAACGACGATGACTACGGGAGATTGTAAATTTGTGAACCCAAACGCACTTCGGCGTTAATTGACACAAAAAATGAACAGCCAAGAAATTCAAGACGCAGTTTATAACTGGGCTAACAGTAGAAACTTCACCGCGCCCTACGGCGTACTGGCAGGTTCTCATGTTAGCAAGAAGGGCACCAAGTATCTGAGCGTGACTTTTGGTCGTGCTCGCACCCTGGATGCCACTGTGGAAATTTATAATCGAAACTTTATGTTGGTGCGTACTAACCGACACGGCAGCCAAGTGTTCAAAAATGTTGTGGAAATGCAACAGTTTTTGACTACCCTGTAAAAATACCCATAAATTGACCGAAAATCCCAGGTATCATATAATACTGATATTGCAACAAGGAGTCAATGATGACTACGATCCAAGAAGTTAACCGCGCTATTATGTTTGGTCAGTGGACCGACACCGAACTGTCCAGCATGATCGATGCTATCAAGTTCGCTCGCAGTTGTCTGCAGAAGCAGGTCAAACGTAGCCTGAGCCTGGGCGACACGGTTCGTTGGACTAGTTCCAAGAACCCCCGTGGTGAGCAAGGTTCAGTGACCAAGATCGCTCGTAAGTTCGTCACCGTGCGTACCCAATCTGGTATGATGTGGCGTGTCCCGGCTAACATGCTGGAAGTGGTTTAATTTTTACACCGAGGTCAACATGAACTGCTCTCCTACTCTTACCGCTGAAGAATTCAAGACCGTGCACAATGCACTCTGCGATCTTGACAGTGTGGTGCATCGTCTGGAAGACGTACTGAATCCCGAACTCTATAAACTGCTGGCCCGTAGTGCTAGCCAAATTCGCAAGGGCTTGGCTGGCGCTTACGAACAGGATAACAAATCGTTTAGCGCCAAGTCTTCACATTTTGAGGAAGTCCAAAAAGAACTGGGACTGCGGTCTATTTGGAGTGTCTACGAAGTAGATAATATGTCGGATCGTCATCCCTTTGAAGGTGCTGATCGTGTTGTCTACAAGGACCATTGGGGTGGTAAGCCTGTGAGTTGCAGTATTAACGGCTCAACCTGGGCGGCCCTGTATGTTGCCGCTGATGCTTGCATTCGCGATTCGGGTGATGATCATCATGTGTTTATTGAGCGGTTTACCCCTGCTAAAGATGACGCTCGCACACTGATTCTTTCTACTGGTTCCTAATAGGAGATTGTGATGAACCTGCGTGAACTTATCATTGAACGCATTATGTGGGCAGTGACCGACGAAACTCTGCTTCGTGAATTTAGCGTTACAGAAGAAGGCTTGCACGACTTGTCGGATCTGGATCTCTTGGATCTTTACGAAAACCTGGTTTTTGACACTTCCGCCTAAAACCCAATAATTGACCGAAAATACCAATTCCATTATACTAATGGTACTGTAACAAATTAGGTGCATTTATGTACACGGTTGAAATTTTCAAGTCAGACAAGCGTACAAAGGCAGGCGAGCGTCTGCATCTCAAGCAAGACTATGACACTGATAACCTGAGTATGCTGGAGCACACTGTGAAGCATACCTGGCTGAAGTCGCAGGGCTTCCGCTACGAGATTCACGAAACTTTTGTTACTCGTCGTAATGCCCTGACAGGCGTAGAGTTCAAAGAGCGTTACGATACCCCTTATTTTGCTAGTCCCCGTTCTGAAACCTACTGGAGTAATTAATATGGAAAAGTCTTTTGTAACTCATAAAGGCGGTACTGTTACCTTTACCAAGACCGGTCTAATCCACCGCGCTGGTGCAGGTGCATATTCTGGTCGCCTGGCTGAACTCAATCAGACTGCACCTGAAGTTGATCAACCCAAGCGTGGTCGTGGTCGTCCTCGCAAGCAGAAGTAATAGGAGCACACTATGGGAACCCGTTCGCTGACCTTTGTCTACGACAACGATAACGAACCTATCATGAATATGTATGCCCAATGGGATGGTTATCCCTCTGGGCACGGTGCAGATCTAGCCGGGTTTCTTGGCGAGTTTGAAGCAATCACCAATGGTATTCGTGTGGGCGAAACTCGTAAGACTGCCAATGGCATGGGATGCCTTGCCGCGCAACTGGTGGCACATTTTAAAGTGGGTGCTGGTAGTTTTTATCTCTACCCCGTTACCGCAGGCGACTGTGGTCAGGACTATGAGTATCATATCTTCGAGTCCCTAGTGCAGGTTCGAGGCTATGGGAAATTTATCTTCAGTGGCTCCTGGAGTGAGTTTGCTGAGTTTTGTAAAGAAAAGGAAGAAGCATGAGCGAGACCACTGATCTAGAATACGAAATCGAACAACTGTATATTGAAGGCATGGGTGCAAGGCAAATTGCTCGTACCCTGGGCTGTCAAATTGCAATTGTAGAAGACTGGATCATGCAGAATGTTGATGGCGCTAAGGCCAAGCCTGATACGTTTAGCCTCAAGGACGAGTTCAGTCCCTACGCCACAGTCAATTCTTAAGATTAAGACAATTTTGGCTAAGTATGCATGACGGAGCCTAACATGATTCAGATTCAAGGGTTAACCAAAGAGCAATGTGACATGCTAGATGTCATCTGGAGCTTCCAGAGCAAGAAAGATTATTTCAATTGGTTTGATTGTTTAGACGATCAAGATCAAGACATGGCCAATGGACTGCTACAACTGTTGGCGCTGGCGATAGTAGAAGAAGACGAATCTGCCTATTACACCGAAGCCAATGAAGTGTTGGCAAAATTTAGACTAAACAAGGAATAGAATCATGTTAAAAATCTGGCTAAAGACGCGAAGCGAAAAGCAAATAACAGAAACTGACGCCTATAGTCAGATACTAACTCAGGAAGATCCCTACTTCCAGAGCTTTAATCTGAAGCCATCCGAAGCCGAACGAGAACGACAAACTGATACTGAAGAATGTCCACAACCTGGTTCCTTGTAATTTTTTTGTTCACCGGCAGTCCATATGGTAATACATATCTGGACAAAGTGGCGGTGCCAATGACCGGTTCCATGGAACAACAATGCAAATATGATCAGAATCAAATTCTTCGCTATGCTGGCAAACTAGAAGGTTTTGACAATAACAAAATTCTGACTCTATGTGTGACAGAAAAACAATGGCGCGGCATTTGACAAAATATTAAAAAACCAATACAATAAAATTTTAAGGAAATTTATGAGTCTAGTACCAATGGTTCTTGAACGTACTGGTAACGGTGAACGTGCCATGGATCTTTACAGTAGGCTGATGCGTGACCGCATTATCCTTCTGGAGGGGGAAGTGCATGATACCATGGCTAACCTTATTGTAGGCCAATTGCTGTTCTTGGAAAGTGAGAATCCGGATGCAGACATCACCATGTTTATTAACAGTCCTGGCGGCAGCGTTACAGCCGGCATGGCTATTTACGATACCATGCAGTTTATTCGCCCTGACGTCAGCACTTACGTTATCGGGCAGGCCTGTTCTATGGGCAGTCTATTAGCACAAGCAGGCGCCGCAGGCAAGCGTTTTATCCTGCCTAATGCTCGCCACATGATCCATCAACCCTCAGGTGGAGCCGGTGGGCAGGCCACTGACATGGAAATTCAGGTTAAAGAAATTCTCAAAATGAAACAGACCTTGACCAACATCTATGTCAAGCACAATAGCCAGGGTAGAAATTACAGCAACCTTTTGTCAGACATGGAGCGTGACTTCTTTATGTCGGCACAGGAATCTGTAGATTATGGTCTTGCTGACCGTGTAATTGAGAAGCGATAATGGAAGACTTTAACTGGGGCACATTTGTTTTATATGCCTTTGTGGGATGGTTTATCCTTAGAATTTTGCAAAATTATCTCATTCGTAAGAATGATGAAATGCAACAGGATATAGAGTTTGTCAGGAAGAAGATCAAGGACACTATAGTTATCATCAGCGTTGAAAAACATGGAGACATCTACTACGCCTTTGACAAGGAAACAGACACGTTTATTGCTCAAGGTAAGGATGGCAAGGAGATGAAGGAAGCAATGACCAAGCGTTTCCCCAACAAAACATTCTTGACCAATGAGCAACACATGAAAGAATTGGGACTGGATCTCTAATGTTTTACCTCGCCTATGGTATGAACACAAACCTTGAGGATATGGCACATCGTTGTCCAGCCGCCAGATCTCTTGGTAAAATTACTCTGCAGGATCATGCACTGCGTTTCAAATATCATGCCGACGCCGAGTATGCACCTGGACAAGAAATGGAATGCGCTATTTGGTCTATTACATCCAAGTGTGAACGAGCTCTTGATGCGCTAGAAGGCTATCCACATTATTATAATAAAAAGATAGTACAAGTGTATTTTAATAGCATCAATGTCGAGGCCATGATCTACTGTATGACGCCTGGTCATGTACTTGGTACACCCGCACAGCAATATTACAATGGCGTGTTAAAAGGTTATTTTCAACACGACATGAATTTAGAAAAACTTACTCGTGCCTATTTAGACACGCTGGATCCCTATGTAATTGATATGAAAGGTACACAATGAACTGGAAAATGCGACTTGCACAATGGCTGATGCGTCATGAGCAGGAAACAAAGGAGGCCAACCTTGTCATAGGAGGTTCTCATCGCGGTAGAATTCTAGACCATGATCGCCATGCAGTGAATTTTACTATTCACAAGGCCAGTGGCGGCTACGTTGTTGAATCAACCTTTTATGATGAGAAACGAGATCAGCACAACAGGTCTCTACACATTATCACCAACCAGGAAGACTTCAGTGAAGAACTGGGCAAGGCAGTTTTTATGGAGATGCTGAAGCATCATTGAAGCGCCATTTGCCCAAGGGGCAATGTTCCCTGGCTAGTCGAGCTTTGGCAGGAAGAAAGCACCAACAGACACCACATATCTGTACAGGTAATTTGATATGCTCACAATGGTAGCACACCGTCATCCTTCTTTCTTTCTCCTTGATATCAACGAGTATTGGCATTGATTATTTATTTTGGTGAATTTGAGCGTTGACAGCCCGCTTGAATCTGTATTATAATCAGGCTGTGTTTAACTTAACCTTAATGAGGTAAATATGAGTGGTATGACTTGGACTGTTACTTGCGGCAAGTTTCGTAAAACTTTTTTCGACTTCCAGTCTGCAAAGGCTGAAGCTGAAAAGGAGTCCTGGCTACAAGACCGTGTAGCCGAGATTAAGACGAACCTTGGCAAGACCAAACGAGTTCGCGTTCAGCAACCCGATGCCAAGTAATGGGATTTAAAAAATCCTGGAATGAGGGCGACATTGTCGCCCAACTTCGTAGCATGGCGGCTGAATGCCGTAGTCCTTATAACGACGGATTCACCGCCAGTGCCATCAAACAAGATCTAGTACAGATTAAATTCATACTAGACGACTTAATTGAAAACTGTCCTACTTTTGCAGGTGAAGAAGAGTGGTACCATAAGCGTTTTGTGGATAAGCTAAAATGAAAATAAAAGTAGTATCAGATCTGCACCTAGAGTTTTCTGATGTCAACATCACTAACGATGAAAACTGCGATGTCTTAATTCTCAGTGGCGATATTATGATCGCCCAGGACTTGCACGATCATCCAGAAGCAGACATGACTCCCATGACTGATCATTTGTATAAGAATATGGGTCGGCGTCAAGCCAAAGCATATGACTATAGAAACTTTCTAAAGCGTTGCAGTTTTCAATTCCCCCACGTTGTTTATGTTGCTGGTAATCACGAATTCTATCATGGTAAGTTTCCTGCTAGCCTGCAGGACCTACGTAATGAATGTGCCAAGTACACAAACATCTACTTCCTGGAAAACGATGTAAAGACCATTGATGATACAACATTTATTGGTTGCACATTGTGGACTGACATGAACAAAGGTGATCCTCTGACCCTTCATGCCATTGCTGACATGATGAACGATTATAGGATTGTTCGTAATAGTGATCATGGCTACACCAAGTTGCGACCTGCACATACTCTGGCACAGCACCGTCGAAGTGTAGATTATATCCGCACCGTGGTAGAAGGCAAGTTTGACCAGAAGTTTGTTGTGGTTGGCCACATGGCTCCTAGTCGTCTTAGTACCCATCCAAAATATGCCGACGAGACGCTTATGAATGGTGCATATAGTTCTAGCCTGGATGAGTTCATCATGGATCGTCCTCAGATCAAACTGTGGACACATGGGCACACCCATCATTGTTTTGATTACATGATTGGTTCAACTCGTGTTGTCTGTAACCCTCGCGGCTACGAAGGCTATGAGCCTGATAGTGGCTGGGATCCTAAGATTGTAATTGAAATATGACTATTTTAATCGCTATTATTTCTCTGGTGGCCTGCATTGTGGCATGGCACTTGTTGTCAGACGCACCAGGCTGCTCGGGTAACTGCAACCAGGGTCGCCTGCCCTGTGATTGCCCCAGAAATAAACAATAATTATTGTCAATTATTGAGTATTTTTGGTGTTGCAAAAACACAACATCTGCTCATAAAGGCTCTGGGCTAGGGCCAGGTATTATGCCCTAAGCTCAGAATTCTAACCCCTTGTAGGGCCCATCGTGCTCTTGCCCCATTTCAGTATAGGGTCGCTACTGCGGCCCATGCCCATTCAAAAATACTCATAAATTGACCGAAAATACCCATTCTGCTATACTAGCATTATGGTAAACAAAAGGAGCACCTGATGGGCTATCGAGTAATCGGCAAGACAGAGGAAATCATGCAGGGTTTCGGTCCCCGTAAGGGCCTGGAAGGTCCGTTTTACTACGATGGCAGGATCCTGTACTATGATCCCAAGGCAGGACAGTATTGGGATCCTCGCACCGACTTCTATGTGGAAAGCGACGAGCTCGCTCAGATCATGCGCCTGGCAGGCGATTGAAGGAGCCAATTATGACCGTAGAACTTTTTGGCATAATTATGGCTATAATGATGGGCGTCAGTTTCTTCATTGGCTTGGAAAAACCCCAATAATTGACGAAAAATCCACTTGATGCTATACTAATGGCAATGAGATGGAGTAAATAATGGAAGCACTTCGAGAAACTACAGTTTGGAAGGACTCGCCCAGCCAGCCCAATCACATTTATTTGTTTGACGGCAGCAAGGCAGTGGCCTACATTAAGTTTGGAGAAGGCAAGCCGTTTTATTTTAGTAAGCCTATGACGATCGATCGTCGTGGCAGAACTTTTACTCGTGCAGATGCGAAACTGTTCAAGATTAAGATAGAGAGTAGCCTTATTGAAGTCAAAGGTAGTAAAGGTAACTCCTATTTTATTGATCCCGATGCAAAGACTTGCACCTGTCCCGGGTTCACTTTTCGTGGTGCATGTAAGCATGTGAAGGAGATCCAAAATGCTTAAACGTACTCTGGTTATTGGCGCCCTTGTGTCCACTGCGGCCCTTACTGGTTGCGCCACGCATCAGCAAGCCAACACCGCAGTTGGTGCAGGCGTTGGTGCTGTTGTTGGTAATGCCGTTGCCGGTCGTGGTGGTGCTGTTGTTGGTGCCGTCCTTGGTACCGCTATTGGTAGCCAGCATCCTGCTAGTCCTCCGGTGGTCTATGCGCCTGCCCCTGTGCATGTCTATCAGCAACGTCAGGTCTGCTTCCTGAATCAGGAAGTTTATCAGGCTCGTATTGCAGGCTGTGATGCTAAGTTTCGCAATGATCCTCATTACACCTGGCAACATCGCGATGGTTGCTATAGCCAAGCCAAGCAACAGGCCTGGACTTGCCAATAATCGCCAATAATTGACCAAAAATCAGAACTGTCGTATAATACTGATATCAGTTAACGAACAAGGCATCTGACATGCGTTATAATCGTGCTCCGCAACCGCTCTATGACATTGAAACTGCCTGGGCGGCTGTGGCGGCCGCTGATCGTATCAACGGCGGCAAGTATATCAATCAAAACACCTACCCCATGCCAGTTGACTCAAAGTTCAACAAGGCCATTGCCTACGACATGGTGGAGTCCCCTCATCTGTTGACCGCTGAAGATCGCGAACAGGGTATCAACCTTTCACAGCATTTTCAGGGTCTGCTGTTCCGCAAGTTGACTGGCAAGTTGGACAACGGCTTCCTTGCCAACATCGCTGACATTGTGGGTAAGAAGCAGGTGAGTAAATTTGACATTGCCTGCATGGCAGCTCTGCCCAAGACCTATCGCAGTGATCTCGAGCGTGAGAATAAACTGGCTCGGGAACAGGGCATGGTGGCCACCAGCGAATATCTAGGTCAAGTGGGTGCCAAGCTTCGCGTTATTGCGGAGATCATGGATCTTGTCTATAGCCGCAATTATAACATCCACATCGTTACAGCCACTGACGGCAAGAACATCGTTAAGTTTAGTACCGCACACGACCCTGCACTATATGCCAAGGGTTCTACTGTGGTGCTTGCAGGTAGCATCAAGCGTTGCCAGGAGAATGATCGTACCGGTGTTAAAGAAACCTGGCTTACTCGTGTGAAAGTGATTAGTTAATTATCATGAAGAAATTTTCTAAAACTCTTTTGGTGCTTGCACTTACTAGTACGGCATTATCGGCATATTCACAACATCTGCCGCAGAGCAATGGCAGACCCCTCATGCCTAAAAACGTTTTGATGTCAGAGGGCGAATACCACAGATATTTTGTACCTGCCACTAGGCAAGGACGAGTGCTAGGTACTAGGGAACCAACTCAGGCCGAGGCACGTGGCATCGAAGACATTCAACGCCAGTTTGAAAGTATCAGCTCAGTAGCATACCTCCTGGGTGATGGCGACAAGATTGTCAAGGTTGGCTATAAGGATGGTGCTTCAGAATTCAACACATTTATGAGTGCTAGTGTGGACAAGACTGTCACTGCTATGAGCGCAGGCGTGGCCATCTGTGATGGTAAGATTTCACTGAATACAAGAGCCAAAGATGTGTTGCCTGAACTTGCAGGAACTGGCATTGGCGAAACAACCTTGCGAGATAATCTTACCATGTCGTCTGGTACTACACGTGCCTTTGATGACAGTCAGAGCTTGACCAAGGAAGAACGTCAGGATCTGAGTAATGCACGTACCAGCTGGATGGAATTGCTTAAGGGCCGTCTAGGTAAACAACAGGGTTGGGAAAAGACTGGTAGCACATTTTCCTACAAATCACAAGATCCCATTCTTGTGGGCATGATGATTTCTGCTGCCTATGGTAAGGGCGGCAAGGATTTTCGTGAATGGCAGACTGAGCATTTCTTTAGCAAAGTACAGACAGGAGACCGCAGGTATCACGGCAGAGACAAATTTGGTTATGCATGGACAGTGGGTGATAGTCGCATGACTATGAACGACTGGGCCCGCTTTGCAGTATTTGTGCAGGAAAGTCGTCGGCAAACAGGTTGTTATGGTGATTTTGTGCGCCAAGCAACCACAAGGCAGATCAGTACTGACCGTCGATTCGTTCCTTCCTATCAGGGCTATGGTTATCTGACCTGGGTGGACAACACTGCTATCCCTGGAACCTACGCGGCTGTGGGATATGGTGGCCAAACAATTATTTGGAATACCAAGAATGACAAATTCTTTATTGCATTCAGCACCAACGCTATTATGCCTGAATTGCACAGCATGGCAAAAATTTGGTTTGAACGAAATTAAGTAGATATCATGGAAGAAGAACGAGCGCAATTAGTAGCAGATGCCATTGCCTTCTTGCAGAGTCTGGTGCGCCATTATGGTGACGCACAGGGACAGTCGGCATGGGAGAAGATGGCTGACTTTGTCGATCCAGACCTCAAGGCCGAAGTTTTCATAGCCATGCTTACCGGTCAATTTTCCGGTAGGATCACGCTACATGGAGTAACCCAGAATGCCAACGCCGTTTCATGCATTAAAGCAATTCGAACTCTGGACAATCGACGTCTCGGACTCAAGGAAGCCAAAGATATTTACGATGGCTTGAAATTTTCAAATAAATCTGCTATACTATCAATCTCGGCAGAGAATCGCCGTACGGCCGCGCAAGAATTGCGAGCTGTTGGTTTTACACTTTAATTGGAGAAGACACAAAATGCCTAACTGGTGTAGTAATTATCTGGATCTGACCCACAGCAATCCACAGATGATTACTCGAGCAATTAACGCCCTCAAGCGTGGAGAATTCCTGCAGGAATTCGTACCCTGTCCCAAGGAACTAAAGGAAGCAGTAGCAGGTTCCTTTGCAGATGAAGCTGAACAGAAGAAGTTGGAAGATCAACATAAATCCAATTCAGAGAAGTTTGGCTATCCTACTTGGTATGAATTCTGTGTCAGCGAATGGGGTACAAAGTGGGATGTAGAATCTAACGACATCTACGATCAGACGGAGATTAGTTTTAGTGCTAACTTCGATAGTGCGTGGGCGCCGCCCGTAAACGCCATGGAGAAACTTAGTGACCTGGGCTTTGAAGTTAGGCTGTGTTACTATGAACCTGGTATGGGTTTCTGTGGCAAGTATACTACAGAGTATGGCGATCACACCTACGAGATCAACAAGGGCGATGAGATTCCTGAAGACCTAGACGAAATGTTTGGCATTAGTGAAAATTCCTGGGACGAGGACGAGGAAGAACAGTGATCAAGATCCTGGGCAGTCTGCCACAGAATCCTGTTATTGCTCTTAGTGGTGGTGTAGATAGTATGGCATTGGCGGATTTTGTCAGTCGTACTAGAAGTGTGCGTTGCGCCTTCTTCCATCACGGTACAGAGACTAGCGCAGAAGCTGAAGAATTTTTATCAGAGTACTGCGAGTTTCGCGGATGGAAATTAATTCAAGGTCGTATCAGTAAACAACGAGATCCTGATGTTAGCCCTGAAGAGCACTGGCGTGAGCAAAGGTATGCTTGGCTTGATTCACTAGAAGAAAATATCCTTACCGCACATCATCTTGATGACTCGGTAGAAACTTATCTCTGGAGCATGATGCATGGTACTGCCAAACTTATTCCATACCAGCGTAATCGTGTGTTTAGGCCATTATTGTTGACAGTCAAGGCGGATCTTGTTGCCTGGTGCAAGAAAAATGCTGTGCCCTGTATTGATGACAAGACCAACATGGACCTAAAGTATATGCGTAATTTTGTTAGACACGAGCTACTGCCTCGAGCACTTGTCGTCAATCCTGGTTTGCACAAGGTTGTATCCAGGAAGATCCATGAACAGTTTAGTCAAATAGACACATAGTATTAAATACATGTATAATGATAATTCATGAATTACACGACAACAGTAACCTAGACTTATTAAAGTTGTTGGGGACAGAACTCATGAAAGTTTCTGATCCAAATATAATAAGAAATTACCACCCAGATTACCGTGATGAGCACGGTAATCTTTTTTACGTTTTAAGATCTGGTAGATACAGAAAATTTTATGGGAAATATTACATCGTAGAGGACGAGGGGAAAATCGTATGTTCTGCTGGGTGGAACGAATATGAAGAAGATTCAAATGTAGCATTGGGATTGACCAGAGCCTATGTTTCTCCTGAATACCGAGGCCAATATCCCATGGCCAAATACATATTGCCAAAAATTATATTAGAAACCGCTAATTATAGAAAATTATGGATAACAGTAAACGAACATAATAAAATGATCTACGATTGGTTTGTAAGAGCAAGCCAAAATAAACGTACCAGTTTGTTCAATGATTGGCCTGACATATACAGGCAGTTCAAACCATTGAATAAAATGACTATATATAATACTACACAGTATGTGGTTCAATTAACGAGGAAAATCATGACAGATCAAGAAAAACTTGAGTATATCAACAATGCCATCAAATCACAATTCAATAAAGAGCCCAAAGTACCAATTACACCTGATGCGAGACTTTTAGACCTTGGTTTAGATAGTCTGGACATTGTTGAGCTTCAAATGTTCTACGAAGACGATCAAGGCATAGAATTGTCTGCAGATGCCAGAGTGGTGTTTGTTAGAGACCTAATGTCCTTAATGAAATGAATTTCACATACAATAACCATTTAAAATATAAAATTGGTAGTGATGTAACCGGTTATAGAGACTTTGGCTACAGGGAACAGGTCACGGATAAATTTAAAGTATCTGTAGGAGCCATTGACAAAGATCATTATGCTACTAGCAATTGGGTCCAAGAACAATATAGAACTGCCGATATAATTCGCAGAGAATACGGCAAGGACTTTGTTGTGATGTTTAGTGGTGGTACTGATAGTGAAATAGTACTAAGAGCCTTCAAACATATCGGCGTGACGCCCAGGGTAGTTTTTATCAAATTCAACAATGACTATAATCATGGAGACATGGTTTATGCTATACAAATAGCCAATAGCATGGATTTGAAACTGGAGATCATACCCTTTGACATTATTAATTTCTATCGCAGCGGCTTAGCCGCAGAGCTTGCCACTGAATTACAGTGCAGTCAGATGGCTTATCTTTCTGTATACTACCACGTAGCAAAATTATGTTTGCCTGCGGTCATGGGTGGGGAGATGCTGATGAAGCGAATAACAAAACCAAACTTTAGCGAGTGGTCCTATTGCTTCAGAGAAAACGAGGACGCCAGCGCCATGCGTTTTAGCCATAAGTATGGCATACCGCTAGTAAATGAATGGTTCAGTTATACACCTGAGATGATGGGTTATTATCTAGAACATCCTGTGATCAAGAGTATGCTAACTGAAAATAATTATAAACTCACCAGCGTCAGTACTAAGAATTCAGTGTTGTATACCTACATGCCTGACATTGTTAAGAAAATAAAGACACATGGGTTTGAAAAAATATTAGGATTTAATGGCGAAACATATGCTGCCCTTTCACAATGTTATGTAAAAAGGCTAGAATCCAGTCTGGATGGCATTTACATAAGAGATTTATACAAAAGTTTACATGGAGAAGATTATGTCAGTAGTGAAGTTGAACAGCAGTCATAAAGCCGCCGTCAGGGGGTTGTTCAATAATGAAAAGTACATGGGCAATGTCATAGCAGATACCCCCGAGTTTACTTTAGGAACTTTTAAAAATATCCCAGCATCACCAACAGAGCAATTTAATACCAGACTATATCATGTATTTTGTTCTAACTATCTAAGCGGCCTAAATAGTTTTCATGCTTTTGGCTGGGTGGAAAATGACGAAGTCCAGGCCGCCATTAGTTTCTATGAGAGCAATGAAGAACCTGCTTGGTATTATACCTTATATAGAAGTCTGGGAGATAATGAGAAATTACGAGCTGTTCTGGACGAAGTGATTAAATATAATGAAAGCAATGGAAGGCTTAAATTCTATACTCTGGTGCATAAAAAACATTCTAGACTTCTACGTAGATTTCATTGGAGCAAGGAAAATGACGAACGATATGGTTATTTTGATGAGTTCGTCGTACCCGCCAAGGCAAAATGTTTCTATGGCAATCATTGGGAGTTATTATTCAAGCGTTGGTTAGTGCCTGAGGATAGTGTTGTCCGTTGTAATTATTTAAAACAAGAATATAGGACAGAGCTGCCCATAGGAGGACACATATGACATTTTTAACAGGCATGTCAAAATCATTCTGGTTTCAATTCGTACCAGCAATGATAATAGGTTCATTTACCATAGCGTTACTTGCTATGGGCATTATTCCCGCTTACTATTTGTGGGCCACTTTTGTAATGTGGGTCTTGGTATGTGGGCTAGGCATTGCTGTGGGTTATCATAGAATCTTCAGTCATAGAACACATAAACTTCCTACCTGGAAAGAATCCGTAATATTATTTTTCGCTGTATTTGCAGGCCAGGGTAGCAGCATTTTCTGGACATCTTTGCATAGAGGATATCATCACCCATATGCAGACCAACCCAGGGATATTCATAGTCCTGTGGTCTATGGCAAGTGGCATGCATTTGTGGGCTGGTATAGAACTATTACAGAACGTGAAATGCCTATAAGCATTAAGTATTCATTGGATATGTTGAGAAAACCTAATCATAGTTTTTTCCATAAACATTATCTAAGAATTCTATGGCTAACACCACTGGCAGTTGCAGTATTTGACTGGCGCCTGGCTCTTACTGGTTTTTGGTTGGTTACGATGATAGGCTTATTCCAGGATAACCTAGTCAACGTGTTTGGGCACACCAAGGCAGTTATAGGCTATAGAAATTTTGATACTAAAGACAATAGTCAAAATAATCCTATACTGGGTTATCTGACCTGGGGCCAGGCTTGGCATAATAACCATCACTATAAGGCCAGTGCGTTTGACTTCGGCCGCGGCGTAAGCGGTAAGTGGTGGGAATTTGACCCCTGCGTAATATTCATACCTTTCATAGGCAAACCTACAGCATCAAAATAAAAGAATTCAAAATCGAAAATTCTATTACAATAATCGGCTTAAATAAAGAATACAAATATACCAGCAGGTATATGATAAAATATGAATTATGATCGACTATTGTGGAATATTACTTTTCGGCCAAAATTTTGAATTTGCAGGCAGAGGTATAGCAGGTCCCAGGCTTAGAACAGCAGCAAGCAGGGCCGGTTTCAATGTAATGATTGTTGATTTTATCAACAGCCTTACTCTTGATCAGATCTTTGAATTGCTAGACAAAGCGATAACAAAAGAAACAAAATTTATAGGATTGAGTGCTTCATGGATAGACCCGGGCACTATACAATTTTATCCATGGTATAATGTCAAATTCTTTGATACAGTGAAAAGACGCTGGCCCAATCTTTTAATAATCACCGGCGGCCACGATGAATACAACAAGGGTTTTCTACTTGAAAACGCAAATTATCATTTCCATGGATATAGTGATGATAGCTTCGTTGAATTTTTAAAAATGATCCATGGCCAAGATCATACTTTAACGTTCACACCAATGAAGATTGAGGATAACAAACAGGTCTATATGATTGACAGCAATAAAAACCATGCTGTTACCAATCCTGATGATTTAGAAACTATTTTTCTTAAAGAAGATAATTTTAAAAAACATCAACCATTGCCTATTGAAGTAGCGAGGGGTTGTATATTTAGGTGCGGATTTTGTAGACACCCCTTCCAAGGCAAGAAATATTACGATAGCTATCAGAGATCTATAAATAATATTGCAAGTGAGCTTTCACGTAACTACGAATTGTTCGGAACAACAAGATATACAGTATTAGATGATACGTTCAACGACAGTATAGAAAAAGTTCATAGACTCACTGAAGCAGTGAAATTAGCTGATATACCTAATTTTGAATTTGTTGCGTATATTAAACCAGAGATATTAGTAACCAAACCCGAGATGATTGATATGCTAGTTGATCTAGGATTAAAGGGTGCATTTATTGGCATGGAAAGTTTTAACGAAGAAACAAGAAAAGTTATTGGTAAGGGAACTAAAGTGGAAAAGGTTCTGGACGTTTGTAAAAAATTAGGCGAAGCAAATAATAATCAAGTTAGAGTTCATGCTAGTTTTATTGCAGGCCTTCCTTATGATACACCAGAATTAGTGACTGAAACATATAATTTTCTAGTAAGCGAACAAAATACATTTTTTAGATCCTGGCACATTGAACCTTTGAGTTTGAGAATATATACTGGTACCAAACCTCTTGCCGGCGACGTATTGTCTACATTTGACAAGGATCCTGAAAGTTTTGGATATAAGTTTGACCAGAGAGGCAATTGGTATAACGACCATTGGACAAGATACCAGGCAAATTATCTGGCAAAAAAATTAATGATAAAGTCACAGAAATTTGTTCGGTCAGGAGGCTGGAGAATTGCAGGCCTATGGCAAGCAGGTGTTGCAGATGAAAACTTGGATGATAATATGCCGCATAAAATACTAAAATATCTAATAGAACTAGACACGCAAGAACGTGTATCAAAGGAATTCAACAGAATTGTTAAGGGGGCAACATGCTAAATTATATAAGCACTCAATTTCAAGACTGGGCAAAACTGATCTTTAAAGAATTAGATTCGGCACCCAATGGATGGTTTCATCCGGTATCCAACAAACACAAAATATTTGAACAGGCATATATGAAATTCATGAATAGAAATTTAAATTATTTCGATCACGAAAGCATGGTGGCTGCTGCTGTTGCAGAACCGGAAGAGTGGAATCCTGAACTACCATTGACGATAGAGTTTGCAAAATTTATTAGAACTTTGACAGGAAACGACGGTGTACCTTTTGGTAGAATGTGTGCATGGAGAGTACCTCCCGGGCACACAATCATGCCACATAAAGATGATTTCACATATCATAATATGATTGTTAGATACATATTTTTTGTATCTAAGCACGCACCTGGATCTATTATAGTAAACATTAATAAACAATCTGTGGGGTCAGACCAAGGCACATTGTGGACATTTAGTCCTGCGAAAGATCTACATGAATTTAGAAACACAACCAGTGATAATTTTTATTTCCTGGGATTTGATATCTACAAACCTGAGCTTCTTGAAGAATGGAAAAATAAGATAGATATAGATGCAGTTATCAATAATCCTGTACGTCTAAGCGGGTATGGCGGGCCTGATACTCGTTACAAATATATTTCTAAACATTAAAAAGATCGGAGAGGTTTATGTTTTTCAGAGAGGGATGCAAAGTTATAGGACAGTTGGATCAAAAATTAATTGATCGCGCTAGTGATTTTGCATTAAGCATTGATTATAAGGAAAAAAGATTTGCCAGAGAAGAGCCTGCCCTGCGATATTCTAATTATCTTGTATCTTTACAGGCCCCCATTGTAGACAGCTCTGCTTATGATCAGGATGTCAGTGATTTAGACTTCTCATCTGTTATAGACATATTAAATGAGCTAAGAACTTGGCCACAGTTTAATGATATGACTATTTTTTCTTGTGAGATAAGCTACCTAGATCCGGGCCAAGAATTAAAACGACATAACGATGTTCGTTTTTATCATCTATGTGGCAGGCGAATACAAGTGCCGCTGCTAGTTGACAACGCCTACTTTGTTTCACGTGAACGTTATTTTAAATTAGAAACCCCCAACGTCTATGAGATTGATAATATAACAACACATTTTGCTAAAAATTCATCTAAGGCCACACCCAAGACAAGTTTGTTAATTGATTTCTTAGATACAAAACAGTTGGCGGAAGAAAGATTAGTAAACAGACATCCCCGTCGAAGAGTGTTATATTACTACAATACAACACCAGAAACAGATACTTATGGTGTGAAGACTACGGGAAAAATTGCGGTATGATCGAACTAATTGAAGATTGCAGCCCATATTTTATTCGTTATCGTCATACAGATTCTGACAAGATAATAGACCTGTCTAAAAAATTTAAAGTAAACCAGGTTGACGGAAAATATACAAATAAATTTGTGCATCATAGATTGCCACTAGATGATGCAGAACAAATACTAAATTACATACCATATGTAGATCAATTTAGCTTTTTAAAAACAAGAGTGTCTCTGTTTGTGACTCAACCTAGATTCTATTACAGACCGCACAAGGACGGATTGTCTTGTAAAATGGGTATCAATTATATCGTAGATGTAAAAGATAATAAATGTGTTACCTCTTGGTATGATGATGAACAATTTGCTGGTAGACCAATTGATACCTTAGAAGCTGCCCCAATTGGCAAAGCACGAAGTAGAGAAATCGGTGACTACAACAGAAGCCTTGAATGGGATAAAATAGTTCCAGTAAAGAGTATGGTGGCCAAACAGAATGATGTAATATTATTCAATGTAGATCTGTTTCACGACGTCAACAACTATAGAAGCCCCAACGAGAGAACTATTCTTACTTTAAGAAGTACAAACGATAATATAGATTTTTTTGCTGCTAGAAAAATATTATTCAATTATTAATGGTCTGAATCTTTCTAATGCTTCCTCCCATGTAGTCCAATCTTCTTTGAATCTAAGACTGGCCCCTACTCTAATGTTGTCACCAGAATAGGCTGTAATATGAGGAGTTTCTGTTCTAACCATGGTAGGAATTTCATTAAGCAGCACTGTATCTAATCTTACCGCACCTTCCGGTATACCAAAGTTACTTCGTTTTACATAGTGGACACTGTTTAGATAGTCATATTTTAGTGGCAAATCCTTACGTACAGGATAAAGACCTTCTAAGTGTGTGGTGTCATAGAAAATGAATTCTGTCTTTGACCCTGACATCTCCCAGTTTAGTCCGCATATTATGTCCTTCCAGGTTTTTTTGCTTGGTTCATCTGAGGGGTACCAGGGGTGTGGGTCCGCCCTAGTTATGTCACTGTGTAACACTCGTGACTCTAAATTAGATTCTTTGTCGCCTTTACAGAAGAAAAATAAAACATTTGGTGTGAGATTTAGTCTGCTTAGTATATCTAAAAATTCATCTGTTAATTCTTCATAGGGATCTGCAACCACCTGTCCATCATAGGCGGCCACAAAATTAGGTACTTTTTTAACTGGATTTTTAGGTAAATTTAGCCTGCGATAATAACTCATACTTCAGTATTTAGTACCGAAGTATTATGCTATTCAAATCATTTCATTAAATTCCTGGCCTCGCTCTCTGTAAGGCGTATTTGAAGTGCAACCCTGGGTATTTGATTGCTATTCTCAACTGCATGAATTACATCTATCCTGCTAAGATACCATGTTCTTGGCATGGGCCTATGTCTTTCAATCTCTATGCAGTCGTTGAATTTTAATGTTTCATGAGGTAGTTGATGTATTTCGTCTGTTGGCTTTTTGTATACAGGTCTATCTTCTGTTCTTATCAGTGGCTTTCCTGCTTCCTGATAGATAACAAAATCTCCAATTGAATCTGTTATATTATAGATAAGAACAAAGCTGTTATCCTCTAATAGAGGTGATGCATTTCTAGAATCTAAATGCTTTTCATAAATTTCAATTAACTGGTCTTTCTTAAATGCCTGCCAGTGAATGTGCGACACACGCAGTATCCAATCTGAATGCTGTCTAATGTTTCTAAATATATTGTCTTTGAGCCAAGCACCGATTTCATGAGTTATTGGATCAAATGTGCTGACTCTCTGGAATATTTTTGCTTTTACTGAGTCCCTAAGGTCCATGCTTATGTTTGGAAAGCTACCATATCGATCAAAAGTACCATATTTTTTAATCCATTGATCAATTACACTGTCTACTAAATTTCCAGGTGGCTGCGGTAAATTGTCTAGCTGCTGAAATAATACGGTCATATAGATATTTACACATGGCAATCAACGACGTTAATATATAAATATTCCGTACAGGAGTTAACTGTGTACTTTAATTCAGAAGAACAATTTACAAAATACGGCTACTTTGAGATTGATGGTGTCAAAACTTTCAGTAAATATGAAGCCTGGAAAATAGCTCAGAATAAGAACCTGCCAGCTAGCGATATCAAATTCATCTTCAACGACAACAAGATGGAGGAGTTAGATTGGCAAAAGGAACCAGAAGAATCTTTACAGGAGCTTTATAAACGACGTGCCCAGCAGCTACGAGATAAATTTGACTATGTGGTTTTACTTTACAGTGGCGGAATAGATAGCCATGTTATTTTAAACACCTTTGTTAAGAATAATATTAAATTGGATGAGGTTGTCATAGCAGGGAACAAAAAGTATCTACCAGAGACTGCCAAAATAAATCAAGAAGTAGTGAAGATGGCTATACCATATGTACAGTCATTAAATCTTGAAGACAAGGGAACTCGAGTTACCTACGTAGACTTTGGACAATTACAGTTAGATCAGTTTTTGGATGACAATTACTATGAAAAATTTCAGTATTTTTACAATGGTCCATTGCCATCATGGTATCTGGCATTACGCTCGCACTTCTTTAAATTAAAAATTGAACATCATGTTGAATTAAGCAAAGAAGGCAAGACAATATGCTACATGTGGGGATACGACAAACCCAATCTATTTGAAATAGACGGTAAATGGTGTTTTAAATTTACTGACAGTGTGTCTGAATATTCTGTACGTCCATATGTTAACAGGAAGGTCTTGGGCGGCGTACTTAAAAATTTCTATGATGAACCATTTTTTGTCACCCCAGACATGCCAGAAATCACCATCAAACAATGCCATCTATTGGTGGACATGATCAATGATATTAGATCACTTGATGATGATAGAATTGTAGATATTGGGTTTATTACCACCACCGGGCCCTTTGTAGAGCATCCTATAGGTTATGGTTCCCCCAACGGCAAGTGGGTTAAAAAGAAAGAAGTAGAAAAGATCATCTATCCGGATGAAAATCCTGACGACTTTGGCAATGACAAGGTAACAGGTAGCGTTATATTTTCTACAAAGGATCTGTGGTTTCTTAGGGGAACTACTCCTAGTAGAAATAGATGGGTTAAAAAGTGGAAGAAACTCCTCAGAGAGGACGAGGGATATTTTAGATATAACATCGAAAATTTCCCAATAAACAGTATATCATTTTATAGTCAACCATACATAATTAAAGATTGGAAATGGAGTTCAAAATGAAAAAATTACTAGCGATAGTAGCAATACTTCTAGCGCCAACTATGGCCCTAGCGGATTTTAAAATAATCGTACCATTTGCACCAGGTGGTGCAGTAGATACGGTCGCAAGAACGTTTGCCATACATGTAGAAAAGACAACAGGCAAGAATGTTATAGTAGAAAACATAACCGGTGCAGGCTCCGTGGTGGCATCTAGACGGCTATTGGAATCATCTGGTAATGTTGCTATGGTTAACTCTAGCAGCCACTATGCAAATATAGTACAAAATACTTTTGCAGAAGATGCGTTCACCATAACATCTGTTCTAGCAGAATCTCCATTGATGATTGGAACACCTGCTTCTAAGAAGTATACTTGCCAATCAATGAAGGCGGCCCCCGGCCCAATATTCATTGGTACCAATGGTAAAGATAGTATCACTTATGCACCTGCAAAAATTCTGTTTGATAATGAGCCCAAGAAATACATTGATATACCTTATAAGGGTGCATCACAAGCGACAATTGATTTGATCGCCGGCCGGATTGACATGATATTCTTTGCCACAATGCACGATAATCCAGAGATCACCATGTTGGCAAACACGGGTTCCACGGTTTTTGAAGGGCTACCAACAACCAAGGACTGTCTAGGAGTAACTCAAAACGTTGTTAATCAGTTCTTATTAGCGACTAACAAAAAAGCAGATCCTGAATTTGTTAAGATGCTTAATGATCTTGGTATGAAGTTCAACAAGGACCCTGCTAATGCAAGCTTCTTTAAGTCTAAGGGTATTAGACCAGTGGCTTCTACTTTAGAAGGCACAAAAAAGCAATTTGATGATCAAGTCAAAATTTGGCAAAAATCCTATAAGTAATGTACAATTTTACCCACAATAATCACCTTAAACATTTTATTGATGGGGTGCCCTTTGGTGTAAGAACCAACAAGTACCAGCAGTATACTACAGATGTGGGCACCATAGACCCTGAATACTATGCAAAAAATAATTACCAGTCAGAGTTGTTGAGGGTGGCGCGATTACAATATGATGAATTTAAGAATGATATGGCATTGTTTATATCAGGGGGTTCTGATAGTGAAATCATGGCAAGAAGTTTTGCTAGACAAGGCCTGCGTCCCAAGTGTATAATTATAAACTTTACTGGTGGTTATAATATAGGGGAAGTCAAGGAGGCCGTGTCAGTTGCAGAGGAATTATCCTTGCCCTATGAGATTGTTGATTTTGATGTGAAGGATTTTTATCTTAGTGGTGCAGCGGCAAATTTAGCAGTTAAAATACAGTGCGAATTGCTGCCATTTCTAGCATTTTTTCAGGTGGCTAAAAAATTAAATACCGCCGCTATACTTGGTGGTGAATTGTTGATTGAGAAATATGTTAATAATTCTTTTGAGGGAGAATGGGTGCTTAGGAACATAGAGACTCTTGAAGCAGCACACGTAAGGTTTTCGATGAAGTATCAGATACCTTTTATTATCGAATGGTTCAGTTATACTCCTGAACTGATGCTTTATTATCTTGAGGATCAAGATATAGTTGAACTAATCAATGACAAAACACCCTATTGGTCCATAACCCCTGTTAAAAATAAAATTTTACAAAGGTTGGTGCCAGATTTACGTGATAAAGAAAAAACAACGGGGTTTGAAAATTTACGCGGCATGCTGGTTGATTCTAGAGTAGAGCTGGCAAAGTTAATGCCAGATAATCTAGGAGATACCAAGCCCTATTTAACATACAATGAGGTAATTAGTAAATTACGAGGAAACAATGCTTAAAAAATTAAGAATAGACCATCTGGCCCAGGTAGCACAATTGTTACCACCCTCTAGACTTGAAGACTTCAAAGAAACCTATCTTAGTGGGCTCAAGTCATGGCATGCTTTTGGAAATTTTAGCAGTTACAAGGAAAATGATCTTACATCTATATCCTGTACTTTCTATTCAGGTGAATATCCCGAGTGGCATTATATTGGGCATTATTGTGATGAAGCAGAAGAGCTGCCCACGTTGCTAAATGATACCATTGAACGTTTTGAGGCTTTTGGTTTAAAAAGATTCTGCTGGGCAGCAAGAACTTATGAAATAGATTTTTTACAAAATTATCTACCTGATAGATATATGACTTTCTTAGATTATAAGGTGCCAGCATGGAAGAAAACGCAATTTACAAGACATTACAATTCTTTATATAGCAACCAGTGGTCACCTGTAGATAGCGAAGTATTTGTGAGTATTTTAAAAACAGCGTTTAGGAAAAATAAATGAATTATTGGGGTTATCATTTTATTATTGATTGTGGCGGGTGTGACACACCAAAAATGTCTGACAGAGACAATGTAGATCGTTGGATTAGAAAATTAGTAAAAGATATTGATATGGAACCGATTGGGGAGCCACGTATAGAATATACAGCGGCAGAATTCCCTGACAAGGCGGGTTTTACTGTAGTACAGATAATCGTCACCAGCAGTATAGTTGCACATTTCGTTGATGGTCTGGGCCAAATCTATCTAGATGTTTTTAGTTGTAAAGATTTTAATCCTGCGGTGGTAGAAAAAAGCATGATAGAATCATTTGGAGCACAACATCTTAGAAAATATTATCTAACCAGACAGGCAGATTGAGCAGTTTTGGGTCACTAAATAAGTTGACAATAAATGGTATTTCTACTACAATAGATATATCAGTTAGAAATAACTGCCTCTGTAGCTCAATTGGTTAGAGCAGCGGACTCATAATCCGTTGGTTAGGGGTTCGAGTCCCTTCGGAGGCACCATTTAAAAGTGCATTGATGCCTACAAGGTGGTAGAGTTGATCGCCTACTGCACGGTGCGTGATGTGCACTCCTAAATGGAGATTGCCCGAGTGGTGAAATAGGTAGACACAAGGGACTTAAAATCCCTCGCTTACCGAAAGGGGCGTGCCGGTTCGAGTCCGGCCTCGGGCACCAAGTATTATGAAAGTTACATCGGTACAAAATGTCATTGGTTGGGTTTATGATAAATTGCAAATTGAAAATCGCAAGACCTACCACTATGACAGAGGTAATGATGTAACTGTTGTGGAACGCAGAAGCAGGACTATAACTTCCCTGATCTATGATAGAAAAGGACAGTTAAATACTGAACACGCAAAAGGTATTCATTCAGATAAAAAAGTTTAATGGAGAGTTGGCCGAGTTGGTCGAAGGCACCTTCCTGCTAAGAAGGCATCGGGGCAAAAACTCTGATCATTGGTTCGAATCCAATACTCTCCGCCAGTTTATGCTCGTTAGTAACTACACTTGAGAACGGAAAGACTTGACAATGTCGACTAGAGCAAGGACCCGCAAGGAAGAGGGGTTACATGGTGGTTCGAATCCGCAACGAGCGCCTAAATTTTATATTGATGAAGCCTATATCTGTGACGTTACAGTTAAGCAAGAACACGATTTTATCAAAAATCGCAATAATCCTACACACGATGACCTAATCAAAATCCTTAAAGGATATGATAAAGGTTATAGCACATACAGCAAAGACCATGATGAGTTTACTAAGTTGCGTAATCAGTTAGAAGAATTAGGTTATATCAAGTGTCAACGTGGTTGGTGGAATGGTGATCGTGTATTAAAACCATTCTATTTGAATGAGTGGAAGTTTAAAAAGAATCATAAGTTTCCTTGCGCGGCAGCAATGCGTACAGGCATTGACTGTGCTAGGAAATTTGGATGGAAAAGTATTTCAAGTTTATAATCTGACTGTAGCTCAACCGGATAGAGCAACGGCCTTCTAAGCCGTAGGTTGGGGGTTCGATTCCCTCCAGTCAGGCCAATACATTATTGTAGGTCTATAGACATGCACAAATAAATATGTGCATGGCCTACAAAAGAATAATCAACAACATCTTCGCTAGCAATACAGAATTTCTACCTTATATACAGTTGGCAGCAACCATCTTGGTCGCTGCCTTCATCTTTGTGTTCCCGCAGGATCTGTCATTGTGGCTACTAAGCCTTGCGGTCTATGTCATCATAGGTTGTTTGGGTATTAGTATTGGTTATCACAGACTGCTCACACATAAGAGTTTCAAGACCAGCAAATTCTGGGAAAGACTTTGTACAGTATGTGGCATGCTGGCATTTACAGGATCTAGTATAGGTTGGGTCGGCCTGCATCGAGATCATCACAAGTATAGTGACAAAATAGGCGACCCACATAGCCCTGTTACACGCGGTGCTAGTATGTTGTTAGCATCGTATCCTTATACACCGGACAAGTGGAAGATCAGGCACTTGATATTTGATAAATTTCATGTATTCACTCACACCTGGTATTTTGCACTGATTAGTACCTGGACCGTAATATGGTACGCTATTGGTGGAAGTGTGCTTATGATGCACGTGGTTATAATTCCTGCTGTGATCAGTGTATGGATCAGCACAACCAGTAACTATATGAATCACATGTGGGGTTATAGAAATTTCGAAACTACAGACAATAGCCGCAATCTCTGGATCAATGCTCTAATTACATTTGGTGAAGGCTGGCACAACAACCATCATGCTCGCCCCGGCAACTATGACTTTGGTTCTGGTACTAGCGGCAAGTGGTGGGAATTCGACCCTGCTGCCAGAGTCATTGAATTAATTCGTAGATGAAAGAGCTATTCATACCTTTCTCAATACCTAATTTTGAAGTTATACAAAAAGAACTTCTCCAGGGTATAGCACATGATTATAAACAGCATACCAAACCGCATGCGTTTACCTATGTACTGCCATATATGGTAGAACATTGCCCGCTTTTCATGTCATGGCTAGCACCCAGGCTAAAACTTCCTGTTAGACTGTATAGATACTATGTAACACCCCCACGCAGTAGTCTAGCCATACATATAGATGGCACTGAGCCAACAGTGCCATTTGCCTTGAATATCCCTGTGCTGGGCACGGAGAACACATTACATTCGTTCTATGAAGCAGACGAGGACAACATGGAATACAAAACAGGTGAAGGCTATCTGGCAGCAAGACAACCAAAAGATCGCAGTAAACTTAAACTAGTATCTCAACTAGAGATAACTAGGCCCTATATTACCAATAATTCAGTATTTCATGGCGTGACCAACGACACTGACCATCATAGAATCATGTTTACAGTACGTTGGAAGATTCATGCCACAGAAGCCAGGACCGTAGAAGAATGCATGGATGTTTCTGGTTTGTTTTAAACTCTATATTTGTTATCACTAAATATTTGTATGAAATACCTATCCGCAACACCAAAATCCTTGTTCATATTACAAATCTTTTCTCTGGTATTAATACTAGTGGGCATGTTTGTGGTCGACACGACCTGGCAATATGCTTTGTTGTCCGTCGTCTGTTTTTATTGCTACAGTATCCTGGGCGTTAGCATGATGCTACACAGGTACTATAGCCACAAAAGTTTTAAACTGAACCCTATATTAAAGTGGATATTCACAGTGTTTGCTGTACTATCAGGTCGCGGTAGTCCATTAGGCTGGGTCTACATACATAGAATACATCATGCAACTAGCGATACAGAAAAGGATCCACATAGTCCTCACTATGACACCTTTAAGTTTGTTGGATTCAAACCGGTCTATGACGACACAAAGAAGATTAATTATTTTATAGTAAAAGAACTATTGACACCAGCTCACATCAAAATCGACAAATATTATATGCTTTTGATTGCCCTGTTCTTGACAGCACTGTTAGTTATAAATTATAATTTGTTGTTTTATGCATGGGCAGTGCCAGTGTTCATGGTCAGTGTATCACAGATTGCTTTTAATTATTTTGCACACAAACATGGTTATAGAAATTTTGACACACGTGACCGTAGCACCAACAACATATACCTTTGGCCTTTTATATTAGGTGACGCCTGGCACAACAACCATCATGCTCGTGCAGATCAAGTTAATACGCAGGTTCGTTGGTGGGAGTTGGACCCCGTGGCGTGGTTGGTGAAACTAATCGGAAAAAATAATTGACAACAAACTATAAATATCATACAATGCGTAGTTGTTAAACAAAAAGCCGGATTAGCTCAGGGGTAGAGCAACCGCCTTGTAAGCGGTAGGTCGTCAGTTCAAATCCGACATCCGGCACCAATACTTACGTTAAATAAGAAATATTTGACAAAAAACATAAATAGCTGTATAATAGGAATTATGATGCAAACTTCATACAAACATTGTGAGTCATTTAAGGCAGGCCAATATTGGTCTATGCCTACTATTGACCGCAATTTTGCGGAGGGTTCAGCATAATCCTAGAAGTTTACCTAAGATTATCTGAGCCCTGGACCTAAAAACTCCAGGGTTTTTCGTTTTGTTAAAGGAATTATGAAAGAAGTAGATGTAAAAATTAAATTAGAAAGGCAGATAGAGTTTACTCGACAGCATACACTAACAGTTGAAGATCGACGTAGGTTGATTCAAGACAAATTGGTTCGTGCTAGACAGTACTCAGAAGCCATGAAAAAGCGAGAGGCACTATTTGTAGAAAGCCGTTAGTATCGCATCGTGTGAGGGAACGCGACCCTGCTGGCACGTAAAACATCAGCTATAATGAGGGCGTCCTAGGGGATGAGAAGTCTGTGGCGATAACGCAGATGGTAAAAACCTAGAGTAGTAAAGCACATTATCAATGTGGGTTCGATCCCCCGCCACTGATCCGGTTGCTGGTGCTAGTGTGCTTTACTACACGCATTCGCAAGAGTGCGTTAAAATTTGGAGATCGAGAAGCATTGGTGACTTTAGCAGACTGTAAATCTGTCGCCTCAGGCATACGGGGTTCGAATCCTGTACGTCCTACCATAAGAATGACAATTGGGTAGTTAGATGTTGCGAAATCAATTGTGGGCACACAATGAGAGAAGGTACAGCGAGCCTTGTCAGTGAAAGAAGGCCCTAGGTAGTGACTATTACTAACGG